ATTAGATAGAACTAATAATGATATATATATATTAGAAATTTTTAATTTATTAAAAATATTAGATAATATTTTTGATATGCATAAATTATATTTAATATTATGTGAGTATATAGATATTGATTATCATAATACCTTAGCATTTTTAATAAATGAAATAGAAAAAGATAAAACTGATTATATCATAAAAAAATTAAAAGAATTAGTCAAGGAATAATAAATGGCCTCTTATATTCTTTCAGAAAACATGGTGTCAACAGTAGCATTATATATGATTTTAAAAAAATTAATGCTGCCATTTAATAAATGGGATGCATACAAGTTAGGCTTGATTGATAAAGACGGCAAAAAACTTAAAAATGCAGTATCAGCTAAAGAAAAAAAAGCATGGGATTTGTTGACAAAATTTGTTTGGAATTTTAAAAAGATTTTAAATAAATTTGTTGGAAGATCGAATTTAGCAACATATATTACAGCAGCATATTTATTAAAAGATTCTCTATCTACCTTTTATATAGAATATAATAAAGAAATTTTAAATGAAACTTTATTATCTGATTTAACTTATACTAAGCAAAATTCAATTTATGAATTATTGAAAAAAATAAATAGTCCTTCTGAAAAAATAACAGAAGAAAATTTTGAATATTATTTATTTCTTTTTTCACCTATAATTGAAAAATATTTAGATAATAAAACTCTAATAGTAAAGGATATTATATGAAAATGTTAAAAGAAGATGGAGATGCTGTTGCATCTGCGCCAGGGGTTTCAACAGCTGATTTATCTCAAGCCCCTGGTGATAAAATTGGCCCTGTTTTAAAACGTAAAAGAAAAAAGAAAAAACTAAATAATATTAAAAAGATGCTATCAAAATTTGAGGAGTTATAAATGAAAATAGATGTTAAAAATGACTTAATGACTGTTATTGAATTAGAAACAGCTGAAGGCCAATGTGCTTTTTTTGCTGGCAAAGATGATCATCGACATTGGCAAAGAAGTCCTGAAACAATCGAACTTTCACAATTCTGTCAAGATAATAGAAAAAGTTCTCAGTTAGTTGTTAAAACTAATGATTGTTACACGAGAATTAAATAATCTTTTTATCTCATTCAATTAAAAAAGGAAATAATTATGGCAAAGTATATCGTAAATGCTCCTGATGGTAAAGAAGTTTCTGTTGCAACTCCTTTTGGTGTCCAAAAATTTCCTCATGGCTCTTATATGTATGATGACAGATTTCATAGTGTTTATCCAAAATATTTTATCCCTGTTGTTGAAGTTAATACAGAATATATCCCTACTACTAAAGATGAACCAGTTATTAAAGATGAACCTAAAAAAGTAATTGATGAAAAACCAGTTATTAAAGATGAAAAACCTAAAAAAGTAATTAATGAAAAATATAAACAAAAAAGGCAATATATTAGAAAATCTAAACAATAAGGATATTTATGTCTGTTCCCTATGTAAAATCTATAAATGAATTAAAACAATTTATACTTCGTCATTTAGGGTCACCAGTTGTTGAAATAGAAATTACTGATGATCAATTAACAGATTGTATAACAGAAACTATTGATGAATATTTACCAGTAGCATATTCTGGTGTTGTAGAAAGACATATACCTATAACTTTACTACCTGGGTATAATGAATATATTCTTCCTTATTCTGTTTTTGCTGTAACAGGAATTCATTCAGTAGATATGCAGGGAATAGGTAATTCTGTACCTTCTAATCTTTTTTCAATTAATAACTTTATTGCAGCAGATTTATATAAACCCGGTACAGCTAAAATTGATCTTATTGGATATGAAGCAATTAATGAAATGATTTCAACAATGAATCTTATGTTTTCAAGAAAAATTTCTTATGACTTCAATAGTATCTCTAAAGTTCTTCATCTTTTTGCAGAAAATAATGGTGAAAATATTATCATTCAATGTTTCAAAAAATTAGATATTGAAGGAACACCAGTTTCAGGTGGTAAATATGCTGAAGAAAATATTTATAATGAACGTTGGATTAGAGATATGGCTGTTGCTAAATCTCAGCTTCAATGGGGTAAAAATATTTTAAAATATTCTGGGTCTATACTCCCAAATGGTGGTACTTTAAATGGTGATTTTATATATAATGAAGCAAAAGAAGCTATTGATAAATTAATGGTTAGATTACAAGAAGAATATACCTTACCAATTGATTTTATGACAGGATAATTTACTAAAAAATTATGACAACAAATATTTATCCATTACAAGTAACTTTAGATAATATTTTAACAATAAATTCTAATGAAGATTCTATTGTTATTCCATATCATCAAAATATAATTAGTCATGAAATTATAGAACAAAATTCATTAGAACCATTAATACCAGTTGGTGAAAATACTGAAAAATTTTCACCAACTATTATTTTTGGTAATGTAATTATAATTAATTCATAAAAAGGAATTTATTTTGACAATATTTGCTAAATATAATGCTTATGGCCCTTCAGGTGCACCTCCTTATCTTTTTGCAAAAACTATGGATACTGAAGTTGCTGAAGCTTATCTGTATGATAACATACTGTCAGAATTTATTTATCTTTATGGATCTGATGTTGTTTGGTTACATAATGAAGTTAATAAAGCTGAACCAATTTTTGGAGAGTATCTAGCAGCTGAAATTGATCGTGGTTACCCTATGAGAATGTTTATTGAAGAAACAGAAGCTTGGGGTGGTTCTGGTGATATGTTTTCAAAATTTGGGTTACAAGTCACTGATGAATGTACACTTCATATTAATAAAGCTTCATTTTTAAATGCATCTGCTTCAGCTTATCCAAAACAAGGAGATCTTGTTTATATTAATAAAACCCAAAAATTATTTGAAGTAACCCATATAGAAAATGAAACCTCACCTGGTTTTTATCTTTTTGGCAATAGAACAGTTTATAGAATTTCCTGTAAACTTTATAGTTATGACCACAAAAAAATTAATCAAAGTGTTTCAGCAGGTATTCCAGAAGCAATTCAAGCTTTAGATGCTTTAATAGAAGATACTAAAACAAATGATTTAGTTACACTAGAAACAAAAGAAGTTAATAATACAAATGCTGTAATAAACCAAGAATCTTCTTTTTTACTTGATAACACAGAAAATGACCCTTTAGGATAATATAAATAATGATAATTATAGAAATTAATTTTTTAAAGATGATTATATGAGTGTTGATAATTTTATAACTAAATCTATATTAACAGGATTTATGGATTGGTTCACAAAAATTTCTGTTATTAGATATTCCGATGCAATTACCTCGTTAGATAACCACGTTTATATTTCAAGAAAAGTAATACCTGTTCCTGTTCAATGGGCTACATACGATAAATGGTTTGCTATATATAATTCTTCATCTGCAAGAAAAAGTATGGATCCTACATTTAGAGCTAAAAATCCAGTGGAAATGCAATGGATTTTGCCAAGAATTTCAGTATATATGAATGGTGTTATGTATGATAATACAAGGAAATTAATTAAAACACAAAAAGTTCCTAACTTTCCTAATGATTCAAATACTCAAAGAACAAGACAATATACACCTGCGCCATTTAATTTTGATGTAGATGTAGCTGTTATAACAAAAACATTAGATGATAGTTTTCAAATAATGGAACAAATAATTCCATTTTTTAGTCCGGATTTATCAATTAATGTTAAAACAGTTCCCGGTATGGAATCTGAATCTATTCCAATAGTTTTAAATGGGGTTATACCTGATATTCCTACTGATATTTCTGAAGAGGAAGAAAGATTTTTTACTTTCACTTATGGTTTTACAATCAAAGCAAATTTATATCCAAAGAAAAAATATTCTAATACTAAACAAATACTTATTAATGGAATTTCAGGAACAAATGAAGTTATAATAGATGGAAATGCAGAAATATTAGGAGTAACACCTGGTACATTAATTTCTGGGACAAATATTCCACCAGAAACAATAGTTCTTTCTGTTAATGATCCTTCAACATTAGTATTATCTCAAATTATAACAAATGATATAATTGATGGTATAGCAAATATTAGTGGTGGTAATATAATTTCATCTATTGATATTAATGAATGTAATTTTGATGCTATTTCAAATATTATTACTGTGCCTGTTAGTGCTTCTGATAAATTAATTCCTGGAATGTATGTTTTTGGCCCTGGTATTGGTTTAAATACATATATAGAAAGTATAAATAACAACACAATTACTATCACAAGTCATACTGTTTCTGCTGGTGTAAATGTAAAATTATATTTTGGTTCTAATTCTACTATAAATCATGTGACTAGTAATTTATATATGGGTAAAGATTATATACAAATAGATCAAGAATGGATAGAGTATTTACAAAAAATAGATGAAAAATTTAATGAATATGAAGCTAATGCAAATACACCTAATCCATTTCTTTAAGGTCATTTAATGAATAAAAAATTAGATAGGTTAGAAAAAAAATTTAGTATAGCAACAGAATTAGTTGATTCATTATATGAAGAGTTTGAAGAAATAGATAATGCACCTGTTGAAATTACTGTGACAGAAGAAAATGAAGAAGTTTTTAATATATCAGGATTAAAATCTGATTTCTTATTAGTCAGAAATAATATAATGAAATTAGTAAATTCAGGACAGAGAGTATTAGATACGGCTTCTTTAATAGATGTTTCTGATTTAACAGCTTCACAACTTAAATCATTAGCTGAAATGCAAACTGCTATTGGTGGAAATTTAAAACTTTTAATTTCTATTTATAAGGAAATTGCTGAAGTTGAAAAAATGAGACTAAAAGATAAAAATATTAAAGAAATACCACAAAATATTATTAATGGTACTGTAAATAATAATCAAATTATGTTTTCTGGTTCAAGTTCTGAATTATTAAATATAATTAAAGATAATCAAAATATAAATACTAAAGAAAATACAATTTTAATTGAAAAGGATTAAAAATGAAAATAAAAGACGAAATTTTAGCAGAAAGTATGCATCAAAATTTTCTAAAAGAATCTGGAACATCTGAAGATATTGGAAAATATGCTCCTCTAATTCTTCCTCTTGTTCAAAAAATTTATCCTGAATCTCTTGTAAATCAAATTGCATCAGTACAACCAATTAAATCCCCAATTGGAAAAGTTGCTGCATTATATTCAATTTATACAGGGTCAGGGTCTAATAACGATAATAATATTCATTTAGAAAATTCTAGAATTTTTACTGTTCCAGCATCAGCTGATGCTTCATTTACAATTGGATCAACTGGTGCTTCAGGGGGAAATAGTTTTACTGTTTTCTATAAAGAAAATGCAAAAGAATATACAGCTACTTATGCTCCTTCAGGTGGTAACTATTTGACTCGTGATTTTCCAGAGAAATATACTCATGTTCTTGTGAGAATTGATTCTGGTAATTTTGTAACTGGTGATACAATTGTTTCAGGTGATGGAGCAGGGGAAACTCTCCTTTATGTTTCTGCTAATAGAAATGTTATTAAAAGGGTATTCCATGATTACGCTCTTGTGTTAGAAAATAATTCCAATTTAAAAGAAATTAATTTTGAAATTAGAACTGCTACACTTGAAACAAAATCAAGAAAAATTAAATCAAAATTTACATTAGAAAAATTACAAGAATTAAAATCTCTATATAATGAAAAAGCTGAAAAATTTGTTAGTGAATATATTGCTAATGAAATTCAACAAGAAATTGATCGTGAAGTTATTGATTATCTAAAAGATATAGCAACTCCTATGTACAATGATGTTAATCTAACTTATTCTCAATCAACTGTTGGTGATAATTTACTCGGGCAAACTTATGATATTTATGTAAGTATTTTTATGGCAATTGAAGAAATTGTTAGAGCAACAAAAAGAAATAGAACAATGTTTATTCTTGCTGATAATGCTACCTGTTCTATGTTATTATTAAATCCATTACAATCAGAATCTCATCCTGATGAATCAAACCCTTATCGTGTTGGATCTGTTGGTGTATATCCACTGTATTGTGACCCTTACGCAACAGAACATTATGTTCTAGTTGGTTATCGCTTTGAATCTAAAGCATCAGATGATGCAGGATTGATTTTTTCACCATATACTTCAAGCATCATTGAAGCTGTAAACCCTGATACTTTCGGTAAAGATTTTATGTCTCTTAATAGATATGGTTATATTAGGCATCCTCAAGATCAAGGTAAAGGATCTGGGGATAGTGATTTCTTTAGATATTTCTCTGTAATTTATGGTACTGATGGCGCTTTAAGAAACTTAACTGATCAAATTAGAAAAAATTATTAATAGAGGAGATAATTTAAAATGAGTAATATCAAAAAAATATTAGATGAACTTTGTGAAGCAAAAGAAATGATTAGATTTTATACCGACGGTAAATATATGGGTGCAAAAAAATTAACTTCTTATAGAGAGCAGGCTTTAGAATTAAAATCTTGGATAAGATCTGGTAATTATATTAAAATTGGTAATAAACTTATTAATGATATAGATGAAATTAAAAATATTTATAATTAATTTTCATTTAAAAAATATTATAATTTAATTAAGAACTCTTATGACTATAAATAGTTATAAGAGTTTTTTAATTAAGGAAATAAATATGTTAGAAGATTTAACAACAGATATAAATGGAAAAGAATTAGCTTTTAAAGGTGATTCCTCATTAAAACAATGTGGTGCAAAATTAGCATTTACAAAAGAACATACAGAAGAATTTCTAAAATGTTCTAGTGATTGGAAATATTTTATAGAAAAGTATCATCATATTATCTCTCTTGATGATGGAATCACTAAAATAAAATTAAGACCATATCAATTAAAACTTATTGAAAATTATATAAGCCATAGATTTAATATAGTATTAGCTTCAAGACAATGTGGTAAAACAGAGTCTTATGTAGGCTTCATTCTGCATTATATATTATTTAATGAAAATAAATCCGTTGCAATTCTAGCAAACAAATTAAAAACAACAAAAGGAATTTTACAAAAAGTCAAACAAAGTTATTCTCTATTACCTAAATTTATTCAACAAGGGGTAAAAACATGGAATAAAACAGAAATTGTATTAGAAAATGGATGCAGTGTTTTTGCATCAGCCACCACTGGTTCATCTATTCGTTCTGGTAGTGCAAATATTGTAATAATTGACGAATGTGCATTTATACAGTCTAATACTTGGACAGATTTTTATGAATCTACCTATCCTACAATTTCATCATCAAAAGAATCAAAAGTAATAATGGTGTCATGTGTTATTAAAGATACTTTTGTTTTTAGTGATAAAGGTTTAACTCAGATAAAAAATTTAATTAACCCAAACAAAAATAAAGGTTATGAGGTAGAAAAATATGTTATAAGAGGTAAAGATAAATTAAGAACTGGTAATATTATGTATAATAATGGTTTAGCTAAAACTAAAATATTAAATACAAGTTTTGGTGAATTAGAATGTTCTTTATCTCATAAATTATGGTCTTGTGTTAATGGTATATATGGATGGCATAAAGCTGATGAGATAAAAGTAAATGATTTTATTTCTTTAGAATATAATATGAATATTTTTGGTAATAATGATGTTATAAATTTTAATCCTCTCATATCTTCTAATAGAATTAAAAATACATTTAAATGTGAAAAAATAGATAAAGATATTGCTTATTTCTTAGGATTATTTATTTCTAAAGGATATTGTGAAAAAATATTTGCTAAAAATGGAAAATTAAAAGATTCTAAAATTGTTATAACTTCTGAGGATTCTCTTGAAACAATTTTAAATAAATTAAATTTAACATTTTCATGTAGAGATGAAATTCATTATATTATTAATTCTACTCAATTAATGTTATTTTTTGAATTTTTAGGATTTGATTTTAATAAAAAAGAAAATGAAAAATTAATCCCTGATAGATTATTACAAATGAGTAAAGAAAATATAATAGCTTTGTTACAAGGAATATTTGATGGTAATGGAGATTCTAAAATTGTCAATGGAACAGTAAGTTATACATCAGAATCAAAAACATTAGTTTATCAAGTCAAAATGTTATTATTAAATTTAGGATTATTAACAGATATTAAAAAAAATATAACACTATCAAATGATAAAGTTCATTCAACTGATTATATTGCAAGCATGAATACATATTATTCAAAAATTTATTATGATTTAATTGGATTTAGAATTGAAAGAAAACAAATTAAAAGAGATAATTTAAAAAAATCTAATGGATCTAAAGATTTATTTGATTTAATTCCTTATGCAAAAAAAATATTAAAATTAAAAAACCCTAAAGAAAACATAAAGTGGTTTAGTGTTAATGAAATTTCATATTCAGAAAATGAAGTTTATGATTTTTCATTACCAGATGATGATAAAGATGAATGGTGTCATTCTGTCTTATATAATGGTTATATAGGTCATCAAACACCAAATGGGATGAATCATTTCTATAAATTTTGGGAAGATTCTATTAATAAAAAAAATGTTTATAAAAATACTAGAGTTGATTGGTGGGAAGTTCCTGGTAGAGATGAAAAATGGAAAGAAGAAACAATAGCAAATACTTCAGTTGTTTCTTTTGCTCAAGAATTTGGTAATGATTTTTGTGGTAGTGTAGCAACACTTATTGATCCTTTAAAATTAAAAGAAGTTAAATTTTCACCTTCATTAGAAGTTTCAAATATTCATAATAGAATATCAGAAGAATATCATCGTTTTATAAAAATTTATAAAGAACCAATTAAAGGGCATATTTATTCAATAGGAGTAGATTCATGTAAAATGACAGAAGAAAATTCAGGTGATGCGCTTGGTATGCAAGTCATAGATATAACAAAATTTCCTTATGAACAAGTAGCAACGTTTTTTGCAAAAGAAGGGTTCAATTATTTATTTGCACCAGAAATTGCAGTATCATTAGGTAATTATTATAATAGTGCATATATGTTTGTTGAAAATAATGAAGTAGGTCAAGAAGTAGCTAATGCAATTCATTTTGATTATGAATATGAAAACATATATTTTGAAAAAGGTAATACAGCTGGTTATAGAACTACAAAAAGAACAAAAAGATTAGGTTGTACTAATTTAAAATTATTAATAGAAAAAAATAAAATTATTTTAAATGATTTTGATACAATTTCTCAATTATCAACTTTTATAAAAGTAAAAAATTCTTTTAAAGCAGAAAATAGTTATCAAGATGATTTAGTCATGGCATTAATCTCAGCAATATTTTTTATGATAAATAAAGATTTAGATATAGGTGAATTAGAAGATACACAAACAATGTTATCTATTTTAAAAAATGAAAAAGAAGAAATTGAAGAAACCCCTACTTTTGGTGTTTTGCCAAGTGATGAATATGAAGAACATTCTCAAATTGATATAGATGGGTTCTCTTGGTAATTTTTTAAATTTACTATTTATATAAATAAAAATGTAGCAAAAAAATACTAAATAATAACAATGAAAATAATTTTAAACAAACAATTAAAGGAGTTTAATTATGGGTTTTTCACTTTCGCCAGCAGTAACAGTTAAAGAATTTAATCTTTCCCAAAATGTAGCTAATTTACCTTCTGCAAGAACAGGACATATTATTAGAGCAGATTATGGTTATTGTCAAACACCAGTAGGTGTAACAACTGAAACGGAATTAGTATCTATGTTTGGTAAACCAACATCTTCAAATTATCAAGATTGGTTTCAAGCATGGAACTTTTTACAGTATTCATCATCATTATATCTTGTTCGGCCTATTCCAAAAAATGCATTAAATCATAATTATGAAAATGCTGGTATTCATATTTATAATAATGTTGCCACAGCTGATAGTAGAGAACTCTATAATAAAAATAAAGCAGAAGATACCTTATCAAATATTTCTGTAAATGGTAAACTTGCTTTTTATAATAAATATATTGTTCCTTCACAAAATCTTGGTATTGCTGTTTGTTCAAATAGTGCTTATTGGAATGAACCAATTGCTGATACTTATTCAGCAAAAATTGGCTCTATTTCAGTATCTGGCTCTTCAATTCCTGTTACAAGTAATACTCTTGTTAAAGGTAATAAATTTTTATCTCTTGGTACAGGAAAATTATTTAATGTCTTAACTTCAACACCTTCTAATATTACTGTTGATTATAGTTTTTCTACTGTTGCCGAAATGAAAAAAGAATTCTCATTAGGTTATATTGAATTTATTTCTGATTCAGTTTCAGGTAGTACATTCTCTGTTATTTCAACTACAACTTCTAATAATGCTATTGTTGGGCAAGCATATTCATTCGGCATGGATTTAGCTTATGTTACATCTATTGCAACTGTTGGATCAGAGGAAACAATTTCATTTAGAAGTGCTGATGGAACTGCTATGGACATTGAAGCAGGTGAAGGTGTTGTATATTCTAATGCTCAAGCTAATTGGATGACTCTTTCAAGTGAATACCAAACAAATGCAGTTTCTGGTATTCCTGCTGGGTCAACTCAATTCAATGTTCAATCTGGGTTTAATATCCCTGTAGGATATGTATTTACCCTTGATGCAGCAGCTAATAATTTTACAACTTCTGTTGATTTATATTTAGAATCAGATTCCGCTTATACTGTTATTGCTGTTGATGATGTTAATAATACTATCTATCTTGACAGCCCTCTTGCTTCTGATGTTAAATATTTTAATTCCGTTGCAATTACTTCTTCATTAAATTATACTGATATTGATCCTATTACATCTTCAATAAAAGGTATTAATCTTATTGCAAATAAATATGATTCTTCTCTTATTAAAAAATCTCGGTTAACTGCTAAATTTGCTGTTGATGGTGATACTGCAACTTTGAAACCTTATGTTAAAGAAGATCTTGTTAGTTTTTCTGATTTGTTTGAATTTGAACCAAATTGGGCTAATGGGGAATTTGTTACTGTTGTCCTTAAAAAGAACTCTTCTGAAATTTATGAAAATGTTGAAATTCTATTAGCTTCTTATAATGAAAATGCAAGAAATAGTGATGGAAGAAATATTTTTGCTAATAATATTTTCTTCGATACATCAAATTACCTCTATGCTAAAGTTGGTACTGGTAAAGATGTTCAAGTAAATTCTAGTCTTGCTGCTGGTTTATTTGAATTTGAATCTTCTACTGACACTGCTTATGTATTTGATGATTTTAATCAAGCTTCAATTCAATTTGCTTATGAAGAATTTGCTGATCCTGAATCATTTGATATTAATATTCTTATTTCTCACCAACTTGATATGAATTATGCTGCAACAATTGCTGAAACAAGAAAAGATTGTGTCTCTATTGTTGCTACTTATGATTTTTCTGAACTTATTACAAAATCCGCATCAGAAGCTACTAAAATTCTTCTAGAGAAATTTGGTTCAAGAACTGTTTATGATTCTAAAATTTTTAATACCTTTGGCACTTATTCTGCTGTTTATGGTAATATGAAATACCAGTATGATAAATATAATGATGTTAACCGCTGGATTTGTGTTGCTGGTGATGTTGCTGGCCTTTATGCTCAAACTGATAGCAATAGAGACCCTTGGTGGGCACCTGCTGGCTCTGAACGGGGTATTATCAAGAATGTGATTAAACTTGCTTTTAACCCTAATAAACAGAATCGTGATGATCTTTATGTGAATGCTATTAACCCTATTATTAGTATTGTCGGTGAAGGTGCTGGCGTTGTCTATGGTCAGAAAACTGCTACTGCTATTTCTAGTTCTTTTGACAGGGTTAATGTCAGAAGACTCCTTATCTATCTAGAAAAATCTATTGCTACTTATGCAAGAACTGGCTTGTTTGAATTTAATGATGCTTTCACTCGCCAGCGGCTTTATAGTGGTATTGAACCTTTTTTGAGAACTGTTAAAGCTAGACGTGGTTTATATGAATACCTTTGTATTATTGATGAAACTAATAATACTAATGAAGTAATTGATTCTAATGCACTTGTTATTGATATTTATTTACAACCTACAAAAGTTGCTGAAAGTATCAATGTGAATGCTATCCTTACTAAAACAGGTGTTTCATTTAGTGAAGTAGTTGGAAGTTTTTAAAAAGTATAAAAAATACTAAAAAAGAAAAGGGACAATAGTTTTTTCTATTGTCCCTTTTCTTTTTCAAGAATAAAGACTTTGTTACCAAAATCCCATTCAGTTAATGTTTTATCAAAATTCTTTAATTTTGCAACGTGTAAGAACCGTTTGATTTGTTCCATTATAATCTTTATGTTCTTTAATAGTTCCTTTAACTTTATAAGTCATTCCTTCTATAATATCAATATATTTAGAAGTAATCCAAACAAAAGTGTTTCCTTTTTCATCATTAAAAATATCAATGAAACTTGTTCCATAATAACTCTGAAAAGAAATACCTTTTACATAGGTTAATTCCATTTCAATTTTTTGACCAATTGTTCCAACAAATTCATTTGATTTGTTTTCTTTTTCTTTTGTAATTTCCATAGCTTTTTTATAAGCAACTATCATTGAACAAACATAACCAAACCCTTTAGCATGGGAATATCCGCAACTTGCAAATTTTTTAAGATTTATCAAATATTCATTAGTTGGTTCTACATTCACAAAATATTCAACTACTTTTGAAACATATTCTGAATCTTCTTTATTAAAGGGAAGAGTAAAATCCCTGTTTTTGTTAAACATGAATTCTTTTACTGTATCAGCAGTTGAAGTTTTAAATTCATCATAAGCAACTGAGCCAGAAACCCAACCATATTTTTTGATAGCTGCAAGTGTTAATTCAAGTACATTTTGAATTGGATATAATGCTTGACCAAAACTATATTCTGAAAAATCTTCATTATCTTTAAGCTCATCAATTTCTTTCAGCATACTTGCATACCAAATTAATGATTCTGCTGTTTTACCTCCGAGAAACATTTTCAAACAAGCTGAACCAATTGATTTATATTCAAGTGTTTCAACATTTTGTATAATATAATTTACTTTACGTTCCCTTTTATGCCCACAATGATCACAAATATTATCATGATAATAATATTTTTCTGGTAGAACTTCAGAAGGAACTGTATTTAATATTGACCCAATACCTTCAATAAATTCAATTTTTGAAATTAATTTCCATCCTGAAAATTTTGGGAATTTTCCAGAAATGTTAACTTCTGAAAATTCAACATAAAAAGGATATAATATATTATCTTCATTTTTTTCTAATTTAGTATTTCCTGTTAATTCAAACTCAAACCCATCAAGACCATATTTTTTTGCTTTTTTATTTGCCTTTTCAACAAAATCTTTAATTTTAGAAATATTTTCTGTTGGGATAAAAGCAATCATTGTCTCTCCTTGAAAGTTTTTGTTAACTACAAAAATACAGTAACATTTATATTTCAAGTTGTCAACTATATATTTTTATTATTTCAGATTGACAATAGATTTTTATTAGGTTTGGTTTTTAGAGAAATGCAGATACAGAAAGGCACCTTTCTATCCGTTGATTCTTGGCGATAACCAAAAATACTGTATTTAAGCGAATTGAAACTCTCAACAGTCGAATATACTAGGGTTGACCTTGGCTTTTCGCCAGTTTTTCTTATATGATTCTATATGAATCAATTTCAAAAAACGCCACTAATTGCATCGTATTCTTAAAAAGCAAGAGATACTTATCTTTGGGTTAGTGGTTCCGTTGTGGAATTACCTATCCACATACCATGTGCTGCGACAATTCAACCAAAGACACAAGGTACTGATTCGGTCACCTCTTTCGAGGAATCAACGTCAATAGTTGTCAGGTGCCGACAGAGCTATCACTTTTTATTTCATCTTCTACAAGGTTGGAAGACTCAACAGAAAAAAATAATCACATATAAGAATAGCCATTTATATTCATCCTCTTTAAAATAAAAGAGGCGTTCTACTTATAAAAAGTAGAAACCAACGCTCACCACTCACAGCGTCCTATTACTAGATTTGTTTTATATGTGATTATCAATGTTATTTATAAAAATAATTTTTAATATAAATAACATTAAGATTCAATATAACATAAAAAAGAGGAATTGTCAATGAATAAAATTTATGATTACTGGAAAATGTTATCAAAAGATTCTAATAAATCATTAGATAAAGTTGAAACAGCATGGAGACAAACTGTTGATGAACTTTCAAAAGAAGGAATAAAACCAACAGATAAAAAATATAATTCTGAACTCATTTTAAGAACTAAAAAGAAAGTTATGAAAGAAAGTAAACTTCAACAATATCTTAATGAACTTTTATGAAAACATTCAAACAATTTATTACAGAAAAAATATTTTATAGAGGATTATCAGATAAATATGATCCATCTTATAAAACACATATTGAATGGTTTTCTGAAACAGAAGAATTAGCAAAAGATTATGCAGGCAATGAAGAAAATTCAACTATCATAACAAAAAATTTATCTAATAATATTATTGAAAGATCATTCCAACATGGGTTTAGAACAGCTTTTACTGAAATTAAAGCTTCTGACTTCATTTCTAGAATAAAAAATGGAATAAATATTGCCTTTAAAAATAAATGGATTTCTAGAGAAGAAGGAATAAAACTTTTTGATGAAATAGATAATTTAGATTTACCAAAAGGATTTAAACGAGTATTTGATTGGTGGAATTCTTATCCACCTTTTATTAATATTTTAAAAAAAGCTGGATATAAAAGTATACATAATATAGAAAATAATATTAATACCTATGGAGTTTTTAAATGATTTCTTTTAAACAGTTTATAAATGAAAGTAAAAAAATAATTGCTTATCATGGTTCAAAAGATGTAATTGATGATTTTAAATATGATTATACCAACAAAGGAAATGATCAATTAGGTAGTGGTTTTTATTTTACAACAGATAAAAATGAAGCAAAAAGTTATGGTAAAAATGTTCATGAAGTAGAATTAACTTTAGATAATCCTATTGATGCTGAAAAAATAGGTAATCTTTCTATTCAACAAGCTAAAATGTTTATTAAAAATGCTCCTAATTATAATGAAGATCTTATGAATTGGGGTGATGTTGATAGAGAAGGTGAAGAAAAAGTTTTAAAAACTGCATCAGAAGCTTATGCTTTCAAAAATAGAATTATTGTTAGAGCTTTGTTTAATTTAGCTAATGATTTCTATAGAGATGAAACTGAAGAATTTAATAAAAATGTTAAGAAAATTTTAGGATTTGATAGTTTATATAAAAAACATGAAAATGGTGCAATCCATTATGTTGCCTTTTTCCCCTCTCAAATAAAAATACTAAAGATTGTTCCTGAATGAAATTCTTAATTAATTTATTATTAAAAAATAATGTTAACTAAATTCTATTTAATATGGAGAGATAACTTAGATGAAAACATTTAAGCAATTTATATCAGAAGCTGAATATAATATAAATAAAAATGAATTAAAAGAGATAAATAAACATTTATATGATTTAGTGAAAAAAACAGATAGTTTTGAAACTACTAAAGATATGCTTGATTCAATTATACTTGCTTTAGAAGATTATGATTTAGTAATTTTATCAAAAGATAATAAAACTTTTTCTGGTAAATTATTAGTAAATAAAGGAAGTAAAGAATTTTCTTTATCTAATGTGAATAATGTTGAACAAGGAAGATTTATTCCATTTGAAAATTTAAAACTAACTGTTAATTGGTCAATTACTGAAGATGGAATAAATCTTAAAGATGTTTTTATTGGGTAATATAGATATTCAAAGGGGTACCGGATAAGCCTCATTATATCATCTAGAACCGGATCTGTCAAGCTTTTTTATTTTTGAACTCTAATAAAGGTACCAAATGAAAACTTTTAAACAATTTATTTTAGAAAAAACTTTTAATGTTGATGAAGATGTAGATTTTCTTTATAAAAAATCTAAAATGGATAAGTTCATAAATGCTATTCAGGAATCTAATGAAGATTATATTTTTTCTACTTTAAAAGCTAATTTTATTAGTGGTGATGGTGGATATTTGTTTTTAGAAACCACATCAAAAATTTTGAGATCTGAAGATGGAATGAAAGCTCATGAATTAAATCCAGTTACATTACGTTTAGGGATGTTTCCTAATGGAAGTTATTATAAACCTAAAGAAAAAATAATTTATATGTCTTTAAACTATAATGCATTTGGTTTAGCATCGAATTCTAATTTCAATAAGAAAAGTATAGAAAAATATCTTGACCACAAATCAGAAAGATTTTTTAATGAATTTTCTTCAAAATCATTCAAAGCAACTATTTACCATGAATTAACTCATTGGATTGATGATACTTTACATAATAAATTTATCACTAAAAAAATAGAAAAAGCTAAAGATGGAGATTTGAAAGGAAAATTAGGAAGTGTTAATCATGCTAATTTTGAAATAAATTCTCAGATACACGCAATTAAACAGATAAAAAGAGAAATGAGTCAAGAAGATTTTGATGATTTGACTTGGGAAAATCTATTTAAGAAAAAATCATCTTTGATGAGTAATTTCAAAAATTTTAAAGATGAGAAAACCTATAATATTTTCATAAATAACTTTGTGAAAAGATTACACAAAGAAGGACTTTTACCAAAAAAAATGAATAGAATTCCATCTTGGTTAAAAATGCAAATAATTTTAAAAAGCATCTAGGAATAAAATGAAAACATTCAAACAGTTTATAACAGAAGCTAATCTTTATTTTAATGTATTTGTAGAGAAAACTTTAAAGAATAATACAATTGATATCTCACAGGCTAATGAATTTCTTACCCCTGAATATCAATATAGTGGAGTAATCTATAAAGTTCTTTTTGTTAATAAAGAAGAAGTATTAAAATATTATAATCCAGAAGAAGGAATACAAGATGCAAAAGGATTAGCTAGTGTTATTGTTAAAAAGTTTAATCCAAATAGATATGTATTTTATTCTAAATCTTTAACAGGTTTAGATAATCTTATAAAATATCCTAATCTTTTTAAAATATCTGATGATCAAATTGGTGTTATATATTCTAAAAAAACTAATATAGCAATTGATTTAACAAAATATGAAGGCAAAGATCCATCTATTAAAAAACGTTTATCACAAACTCAAGAAGTATTAGATTTTGAAGATATTAAAATAAATAAAATTGATGCTGTTTACCTATTAACTAATTCCGGTTGGGTATTAAAAACTTTATGAAATCTTTTAAATCCTTTATAAATGAAGAAAAAAATAGTTCTTATACTAAAGAAATGAAAGAATGGTTTCTACAAAGAACTAAAAATCACATTCAGAACGTCCAGGACTTCGCTGGTCTTGTTGAAAAAGAATTTCCAGTATATGCTAAGGGGTTAATAAAAAATACTCTTAAACACGATAAAAATAAATTTGAAGAACCTTCATTAACACCATATATACATATTACATGGAAATATAAAATGAAAGATGAAGGTAAAGAATATGAAATTCCTGAAACAATAAATGATTATGAAGCAACAGAATATCATGTAAAAACAAATGATCATCATCCTGAATATTGGACTGATCAAACTGAAACTATAAATAAAAATGATAGAGATAAACTTTCTAAACTCATAGATGGAACAAAAATGAGTAATAGAGTTATTTCAGAAATGTGTTCCGATTGGATGGCAATGAGTTTTGAAAAAGGTGGAGATCCAAGAGATTGGGCTAAATCTAATATTAATGTTCGTTGGAAATTTTCAAAAGACCAAGAAAAAATGATTTACAAAATTTTAAATAAAATATGGGAAATAAAGGAGAATAATCATGAGTATAAAATTAACAGATTTTAAAGCAGCTGTAAGAGATGTTTGTAGACCAAATAGGTATCAATTATCTATTGGTGGTGCAGGTTCAGAAGGTGCAGGTGGTTGGACAGAAACAAAAACATTTTTATGTAAATCAGCACAATTACCTTCAAGAACTCTTGGGCAAATTGAACTAAATTGGCAAGGGATGAAAACAAAAATTGCAGGTGATCCAACTTTTGATGATATTTCAGTTACATTTTTAGCAGATGTAGATTTTGAAGCTAAAAACTTTTTTGAACAATGGGTTGAAAATATTTCTAATATGGCAAGTAATGAAAGAAGTGAACATCAAGAATATAAAGCTGATGTTACACTTGAACAATTAGGTAGAACTGGTGAAATTTTAGCAAGCTATATTTTGATTGGTTGTTATCCAACATCATTAGATGCTGTTGAACTTTCTACAGAATCTAATGATACCCCAATGGAATTTACAGTCAATTTAACTTATGACTTTTTTAGACGAAGTGACTCATCAGGTATTTCAACTGAAGTTTAAAATAATTTAAAAATGGTTCTAATAAATTTATTAGAACCATTTTTTTATAAAAGTAATTTTTAAAATAAAATAAACTCCTTTTACTTATATAAATAAATTAAAAGGAGTTTAATTTATGGCAACTACAGATTTTTTTAAAGTTAGTTCATTTATAATACAATTCAAAGATCAAAAAACACTAGAACTTATGGTGAATGGATGTAATATACCAGGATTTACATTAGGGCAATTAGAAATTAATAGACCTGTACTTCTTGATAAAAGGCCAGGGGATAGTTTAGAATATAATGATCTAACAATTAATGTTATATGTGATGAAGAATTAAAAGCATATAAAGAAATTTATAATTATTTAATCCTTGCAGCTAATCCTAATACAGGTGATTTAGAAATAAATGATACTGTATTCGATTGTAATATTCAAATATTAACAAATAAAAATAATATACAACATAAAATTCATTTTTATAATGCTTTTATTAAAGGTATTAGTGATATTACACTTGATTCAACTTCAACAGAATCAGAAGCTCCAACATTTACTGTTGATTTAGGATATTCATTTTTTAATTTTGAGGATTAAATGTCTAAAGATAAAAAATATTATCAAATTTCAGATTTATACCCATTATTACAACATCCGGAAAAATACAAAGGGAAACGTCCAATTCAGATGAGATCTAGTTGGGAAACAAAATTTGCCCTTAAATGGCTTGATATTAATATTAATATAATTGAATGGTCTAGTGAAGAAATTATTATTAAATATTTTAATCCTATTAAAAATAGAAATGCTAGATATTTTATGGATTTTTCTTTCAAAGCTAAAAATAAAAATGGTGATATAAAAGAATTTTGGGTTGAAATTAAACCTTCAGCTGAATGTACTGAACCAAAAAAACAAACAAGAATAACTAAATCTTATAAATATAAAATTGAAACTTATATAACAAATAAAGCAAAATGGGATGCAACAGAAAATTTATGTGAAAGTTTAAGACAACAAGGTAAAGATATAACTTTTATGAAAGTAACTGAAAAAGATGCTCCATTCTTTTTAAGAGGTTAAATATTATGTTATCATTTAAAAAATTTATTAAAAGAAATTTAAATGATTGAATATAGTAAAATATACTATGGAAAGTATTTTCCACGAGGATTTGGAAAATTACATATATATGATTCAAAGCCACTATTTTTACCCCTTAGAATTATTGGTAGATCAATGATAGTTATGAATCTTCATTGGATTCCAGGGCCACTAAGATATAAATTATGTCTTTTACTTAAAAATATATATGATCGAACAGAACCAAAAGAAGCTTTCAGAGTAACATATCAATTATTAAAAAACAATCCAGCATTAGTTTTTACAATGCCAGCTATTAGAAGATATTATTTAAATGGATTATCTAATTTAATAGAAATACCAGGGGAAAATTGGGAAGATTTACCTCTATTATCTAATTCAAAATATAGAGCTAGATATTTAAAACAAATTTATGCTCCTGCTGGGTTGTTAAAATAAATACATATAAATATATTTAGGTGATTATATAATGATAAGATTTAAAGAATTTATAACTGAAAATAAACATTATTCTGATATTGAAGAATTTAAAAAATATTGGAAAAATAAAGGTGTTGATAATTCAATAACTGAAACAAAAAATATTATTAAACCAAATATTATTAAAATTGATAAAGAAAATAGAAATAAAGGTTTAGGAACAGATTTTATGAAAGATTTAATTTCTTATGCAGATAAAAAAGAAAAAATATTAACTCTTTCACCAACAATAAATTTTGGTGCAACAAGTAAAAAAAGATTAATTAATTTTTTTAAAAGATTTGATTTTGTTGAAAATAAAGGGCGTAATATAAATTATCAGTTTTCTGACTCTATGTATAGAGAACCTAAATAGGATTAAAAAATGAATTTATTAGAAAGTTGGAATGAATTAACTGAATCTTTAAAAAAACCATTTTATAGCCATAAAGAAGCTAGATTGGATACTTTTAAAGATTCTAGTCAAATTATAAAACCAAGTGAAACTGAAGATACCAGTATATATTATGATCCATTTTCTGGTTATTCAAATAGTATGTTACAAAATAGTAACGCTGTTGCTACATATAATGATTTTGTAAAAAAATGGCGTGAAGTTTCTTGTCTACCTGAAGTTGATCAAGCAATTCAAGAAATTTCATCAGAAGCAATTGTTTTTGATGAAATTGATGAAGTTATTGAATTAAATCTTGATAATATTGAATTACCTGAATCTATAAAAACAAAAATTAAAGATTCTTTTGCTAAAATTATGTATCTATTAGATTTTAATGAAAAAGGTGAAGAATTATTTAGACAATGGTATATTGATGCAACTTTAAATTTAGAAGTTGTTTATAATAATAGAAAACCTAAAGATGGTATACAAAAATTAATTCTTTTATCACCTTATAATATTTTTAAATTTAAAAATGAAAAAACTTCTGAAATTAAATGGTATATAAATTCTAAACAAACTTATAATATTTTAAAAGATATTAATAATTCTGAAAAATCCTATTATGATGAACAAATTGTCCATATTAATTCAGGTTTGTTATCTCCTGATAAAAAATTTTACCATAGCTTTCTCCAAAAAGCAATAAAACCTATTAATCAATTATACTTATTAGAAGATTCTTTAGTTATTATGAGAATGTCTAAAAGTGTTGAAAAAAGAGCTTTTTATGTGGATACAGGTAATCTTCCTAAATCTAAAGCTGAAGAATATATGAGAAATTTAATTACTAAATACCGCCAAAAGAAAGTCTATAATACTGAAAAAGGTACTATTGAAAACCAAAATAAAACTATTTCCGTTTTAGAAGATTTTTGGTTTCCTGTTAACTCAACTTCAAGAGGTACTAGAGTTGAAAACCTCCAAGGGGTTTCTAATAATTTTACTTCTTTTGATGATGTTAATTATTTTATTGATAAAGTTTATAATGCTTTGCAAATTCCTGCCACTAGAAGAAATAAAGAATCTCGTTTGTCTATTGGTTCTAATATTGATATTGAACGTGATGAAATCCAATTTTTTAAGTTTATCCTAAAACTTAGAAGACGTTTCAATAATATGTTTGTTGATTTGTTGAAAAAAGATATTATTTCTCGCCAAATTATGACTTTGCGTGATTGGAATAAAATCCAAGAAAAAATAAAATTTATTTATGCTAACTCTAATGAAATATCTTTGATTAAAAAAATGCAAATTACTCAAATTAAAATGGATTCAGCAGCTTCTAGTCTCTCTATGCTTCAAGATGGAATTATTTCTAAAAAATATATCCAAAAATATATTCTTGAATTAACTGATGACGAAATTAAAGAAATTGATATGGATATAATGACAAATGATAATACTGAAGTCGATGCCTTAGGAAATCCTTCAAGTAATACACCTGATGGTGAAGAACAAGGATATGAAGAAATTAGTAATGATGAAGTCAATCCTGATTCTGATGATTCTGATGAAAAAATAACTCCTGTTGCTAAATCTTAATAAGGAATAAAATGAAAATTAAAACAAAATTTATAAAAGATCTTCAAAATTCTGAGGGGTATAATTCTGAAAGCTTTGTTCCTGTCTCAGATGGCGGTGTTACTAAAAAATTAAAAGAATCTGAATTAGCCCCTGTTAGAAGTTTTAATGGCAGAATAGGCGATGTAGAATTTACACAAGATGATTTTGATTCAAAATTATCTATCCATACTAACCCATCTGCTAGTGTTGACCCTCATCCACAATATCTAAGAAGTGCTGTTGCTTTCCCTGTTAAATCTGTTCAAGCTGTTGATAAGTTTGGCGCTATTTCTCCAATTCAATATGGTAATATTTTTCTGAATGTTTCTGATTTTGGCCTAGATCAAGTTGATAATACAAGTGATTTGAATAAACCAATTTCTAATAATACTCAAAATGCTCTTGATTTAAAATCTGATATTAATAATAGTCATTTAACAGGTACAACTGTTATAGATAATTTAAGTGTTTCAGGTTCTGTGTCAGGTATTGATAAATCTGATGTTGGCCTAGATCAAGTTGATAATACAAGTGATTTGAATAAACCAATTTCTAATAATACTCAAAATGCTCTTGATTCAAAAGTTAATGCTAATAATAGTCATTTAACAGGTACAACTGTTATAGATAATTTAAGTGTTTCAGGTTCTGTGTCAGGTATTGATTATAATATGTTAGAAGGGGATATTAATTATATCTCTTTAAATAATGCTCCAACAATACCAGCATTTAAAGAAGGAAATAGTTATTGGGATAATGAAAATAAATGTATTTCAACACAATTAACACAAGATGTTACATTACAAAATGGTCAAGAAATTCATGTGTATGTAAGTAATATTTCAGGAAGTACAATTACTAATGGAACTGTAGTTTATATTGATACACATAATAATGGTTATCCAACAATTCAAAAAACTAATAATACTGAAACAATGGAAAGTCATGTTCTAGGTGTTGCAACTCAAGATATTCTTAATAATGATCATGGCTATGTAACAGCTTATGGATTTGTACATGATATAGATACTTCTTCTTGTACAGAAGGACAAATGGCATATTCTGATGAAAATGGAAATTTAATAACCACAAGACCTGTACCACCTGATTACCCTGTTTGTGTTGGTAAAATAATCATTTCTCATGCTGTTTCAGGAAGTATTTTTGTTGATCCAGGTGATGCAGCTTCTATAACTTCATTAACAGATATGTTTGCTTCATCAAAAGATCCTACTGGTTGGGTAGATCCAAATAATTTAATTATTAACTATTCTGCTTCTGGTAGAACTATTTCTTTAACTCATTCTATTCCAGGCAAAAATATTGAATATATGTGGCAGGGTTTAAAGAAAAATATTGGAACTTCTTGGGTTTCTCCTCAACATCCAGCTACTTTAGATAAACAATATTTTTTATTTTCTTCTGATGGTGTTACTTTTAATTGGTCAGAAATGTCTTGGGCATTTAGTGATATTATGGTTGCTTTTGTTAATTATGGAACAATTGATAAATATTGTATTCGGGAGACTCATGGTTTGATGCCTTGGCAAGTACATGAAGAGTTTCATCAAATACATGGCACATATAGAATATCAGGCGGTACTTTATCTAATTATGTTTTATCATCAACAACAGCAGCTAATAGAAGACCTTTTGTCACTGAAACACTTATTAAAGACGAAGATTTAAAAACATATAATCCATTACTTAATACTGCTTTATATACAAGAATGCATTTAGAATCAACAGGTTTAAATATATTTTCAAAATCAAATAGTGATATTATTGCGTTATCTGGTAATCAACCATATTATAATCAATTTACTGGTGGAACATGGGTACAAACATTAGTTGCAAATAATGAATATACTACAGTTTGGTTAATTTCTGCACCAATGGCAGCAGATAGTAATTCACAAGCATATAGATATATATGGTTACAAGGACAATCATCAGGTAGTTTAACTTCGCAAGAAGCTTTATTTCCAAGTGATTTAAATTTAGGATTTTTAGGAGAGTTAACAACAGAGTTTATTTTTATAACAAAACTAATTATTAGATATACTTCTAGTAATTGGTTTATAGTATCAGTAAGTGATTTAACAGGCACAAGACAATCAACCACAGGTGTTGGTACATCAGGAGTTTATTTATCAGCTGTTACAACAGATCTTTCACTTAATGGATTAGGAACATCTGTATCACCTTTATCATTATTAAATTCAGAAGGTGTTGGATTCATACCTAATTCAACTGTAATACCAGTTGCTGACCCTGTTGGTGGTGGTTATTTTTATGTTGAAGCTGGAGCTTTAAAATATAGAGGTTCTTCAGGTACAATTACTACTATAGCGAATGCATAATTTTTATAAATAACATAAACTATATATATTAAGAGGAGTTTACTTATGGATTTTAATCAAGTTTTAAAAAAATTAGAAGAGCAAGAAATTGAAGTTGAATATAATATTCCTTCAGGTAAAGAATCTATTGCTGATAGAGTGTTTTCACCTTTATTGAAACAACAATCTCAAAAAAATAAAAATAAAATTTCTGCTTCACCTGCATTACAAAAAACTGGGCCTAATAAAGGTAAAAAAATTAAAGTTCGGTATAGAAATGCGCAAGAAAAAGAAGCTTATGAACGTAAATTAGGAATTGGAGAATAACTATGTTATCTCAAGAAATATTAGAAGCTCTTAATGATCAAGCACAACATGAAAAAACAAATTCTTATATATATAGGAATTTTGCAGGTATTGCTGATTATCAATCACTATTAGGAACAACAAAATGGTTTATGAAACAAAGTAAAGAAGAAGCAAGCCATTTTGACCTTGTTGTTAATTATATTCAAAACCAAGGTCATATACCAAAATTATTATCTATCCCTGAACAAGATAATACAAATATTACTCTTTATGATATGTTTGTTAGAAGTTTAGCAACTGAAATAGAAACTCTTGAAAAACTCAAAAAAATATGTTCACTTTGTAAATTAGAAAATGATGATCAAACTTATAAATTAATACTTGATATGGTATATGAACAAATTGAAGAAGTGAAAACAGTTAGTGATATTTTAAATAGAATTAAACAAGCAGGTACTGGTTTAGGATTTATTATTATTGATCAAGAATTGGCTAATAGATAATAGATATTTAAAGGGGGTACCGGACAAGCCTCATTATATCATCTAGTACCGTATCTGTCAACCTCTTTCTAAGAAAGAAAAATGAATGAATATTAAAAAAATATGTATTAAAATCTTATTAACACTACCTGCAATTGGTTTAGGAATTTTAGCTTTACTTATTCAATTATTTTTTTCTATAACTGAATGGCTAAGAACATTTGTTTTATTTCAACCAATTATAGATTTGTGGTTTCCAAATAATTTAAAGGAATAGATATGAAGTGGTCAGATGTAGGTGATTGGGTAAAAGAAAATGCTGGGGCTGGCGTTGGATTAGTTGGCTCTCTTTTAACTGGTAATATTCCTGGTGCTATTGCAGCAGGGGTTTCAATGGTGTCTAGTGCTACTGGTAGTGATGATCCTGATAAAGCTTTATCTATTTTACAATCTAACCCTGAAGCTACTTTGAAACTTAAAGAATTATATTTCAAAAATGAAGATTCCATTAGAAGTCATTTAGAACAAATGACTAAACTTGATCTTGAAGATAAACAAAAAGAACATGAACAAACTCAATTGACTATTCGTAATGCCGATAATGCTACTGATGAATATGTCAGAAGAACTAGACCTAAAATGGCTAAACAAAGTTTTTGGCTTGGCTCTCTTTATTGCTGTATTATGGAATTAGGAAATTCAATTTCTTTCTTTGATTCTAATAATATTGAACACCAATTATTATCAAGTGGCGCTAATTGGGAAATTGCTACTCTTTTATTTTCAGGTGCTTTTGCTTATATGGGGTTACGTACTATGGATAAAATTAAAGGCAAAAATTCTATAATTAAATAACTATAAATAAATATAAACTACTTAAGGAGACTATTTACTATGGCAATTGGCGATTTAACAGTTGTTGGATCTAATCTAACAGGGATTTCATGTTCAGGAAATTATCATGGTGAATTTACTGGGGATCTTGTAAAACCAGTAAAAAATGAGCAAGTTCTTCTTGCTGATCTTAAAAATATTATAGGTAATCCAGGTGATACTGTATATATGACAGGAAGAACCTCACCAGGTGATGGAGATGATGGTACTTTCTACTGGGATTCTAGTGACTTATCAGCTAAAGTAGCAACTGATACTCTTAGTGATATATATGTTGCTCCGAATATAGATTTGACCGGGGCAAGCGGAGGGTGGGTGCGGCAGCTCATTAGTGCCACTCAAGCCGAAATGGAAGCAGGCACCGAAACCGCGCTTCGTTCTATGTCGCCACTACTGGTTCGGCAGGCAATAGATGCTCAGATGCCAAACAATATTATTGGTGCACCTGGGGAAGCAGGTTTTGGTGTTGGCATTGCCCCTGCCTCAGCTGTCCCAGAAGGAATGACGTATCTTGGGACGTCATTCCTTCTGGGAGATAATTACGGCAATTACCAGTTTTCTGATGGTTCCATCATGTGCTACGTACCGAAGTTTTACTACCGCATAGCTCATGTCAGTAATCCAACCTATGCAACCTACGGGGTTAACTCGTGTGATGTTAAAGGGGTCAACACCTTTGCAACTACCGCAGATGCCAACGCCGCAGGCTATGCGCTGCATCGTGCTTTTATTGACGGCGGTACCGAAAAAGATGGATTTTTTGTTGATAAATATATGTGTAGTAAAAACGCCCTTGGCAGTGGTTTTGTTGCCAGTTCCCTTCAAAACGGTCTGCCAATTTCAACCAACAATACCCATAACCCAATTGCCGCCCTGACCGCCTGCGCGGACAACTATAATTACGAAGCGATTAATGCTGCTCATGCCCGTGACGGTATAGATGGGGCAATTAATCCTGATTCGATTTTTTTCTGCAACTCTCGTCAAATTCATGGAGCACTGGCGCTGCTCTCCCTCGCTCACGGCCAAAAATCCTTAAATACCACAAACTGCGCCTGGTATGATGCTACCTACAATTTCCCCAAAGGTTGTAACAATAACGCCCTGGGGGATGCAAACGATGCCACTATCGCTTACACCAGTGATGGTTTTGACAACTGCGGGAAGACCGGCAGTGGTACCCCGTTTGCAAAAACCACACACAATGGCCAAGCGTGCGGCGTAGCTGATTTGAACGGTTTGATGTACGAGGTCAATATTGGTCTAACCTGTATCGCCACTACCAAAACAATAACCGCAATAACGCAAGCCAACCCCTGTCAGGTTACTGTTGTCGGTCACGGACTGACAACAGGAGACTACGTACTAATTGGTAGCCTTGCTGGCATGACGGAACTTAGAAATAAAATCTATAAGGTCACGGTTGTTGATGCGAATAACTTTACCTTGTATGGTGTTAACTCAACGGCCTTTTCTGCCTATATCGGCGGGGGTACTGCCATTATAGGTACATTTTATCGGGCAGCTGATAGTACAGAGATGCGCAATTTTACCGCAGGCAACACACTGGCAACAGATCATTGGGGGGTCACAGGAGTCACCGCAATGATGACGCCGTTTGTTCCTGCGTTTGCGGCAACCTACCCTAGCAACAATTTTATTCAGCGTTTTGGTTCATCGGCGGAGCAGGTTATTGCCAGTAATGTTAGCGGAGACGCCTGGGAAATGGCGGGGCTGGGATTTCCGCGGCAGACGGCAATCTCCCAAGTAGGCACAAATTTGTTTGGTGTAGATTATTACTATCAATATGTGCGTCATGATCTGTGCCCGGCTTCGTCCCACTTTTGGCAAAATTTGACGCTGGCCGGGATCTGGTCGTTCGACTTTACCTCTTACCGGACGACTTCGAACAACATTTTCGGGTTCCGTACCGCCTGTTACCCTGCTTAAGCAACAATAAGGAGTTTCACTATGCAAATCTACAGCTATCAAAAAATATCCGATGATTACACCACCTACACCGTACAAGGCAGTGAAGAAAGTCCGGTGCAAGAGTTGTGTACAATTGACGGGACAACCTATTTTTACGGCCCAGACGAGCTGCCTCCGCAGCCTGAGAAGATTACAGTTGTGCCGGTAGTATTGACCGAGGAGTTACGTACTGCGATTAAAGCCGCTAGCCCAATGTGTCAATTGTCGTATCGCCGTACAAAAGCCCGCATCCGCGAGCGATACAGCCAAGAAGATGAAACATTTCTCGCCCGTATCGGCGTCGGCCAAGCTCTTGGGGTCTATCAAATGTCACCAGGAGAAATGCAAGAGCTGGCGGATTACCAAGCGTTTGTTGAAGAACAACGTGCCTGGGGTCGGGAACAACGGGAGCTGATAGGATTATGAGCGACAAGTATAATCTGATGAGATACTTAATAATAGCATTGATATTATTGTTGCCCTGTTCGGTCTCCGCCGACAATTACTATTATCTCTTTGGTGTAAAAGTCACGCTTTGGTAAAGGAGCCACACAATGATCTTATATATTAGATTGGCCGGTATCACCCCGGAAACTTACACCGATGAATTAGCACGTACCGCCTTGCACAGTGCCGCGCTGGAGATTCAAGGGCTGAATGCCGCAGTGCCGGGCCTTGCGTTTGACCCAATTAAATCAACCCCAGCGACATGGGATGAGGATGGTAACACAGACCTGCTCACCAGGCCGATTGAGACCTTTTTAGGCAACTGCAACACGCCGCCGAACGCATGGGGAGATGTAGGCGTACAGATTGACAATTACAACTGGCTGGAACTACCGCCGGGAATCGCGCCCAAAACGTTTTCTATTACCCTTGGTCGACCGATCCGTCAAACCGTTGACGCTGAGGGCAACCCGGTAACGGTGGAGGTTGGCATGATAGCCGGGGCGACGATTGAGCCGGAGACGTTATGAGTGACAAGTACAGCCAAAAATGGGTAACGCTCTTTTCCAAAGCGGATAAGTGGGCCATTACCTTAGGGCAGACAACCTATTACAGCTGCAACGAATTTGCAATCACACCAAGCTGGAGACGGCACGAAGAGGAGCATAAACGCCAGTGGCGTGAGCACGGTTGGCTCTTTGCGTTGAAATACTTGTGGGAGTTGCGCAAGGGGTTGAAGTAGTTAAAAATATTTTTATAAATAAATATAAATAAGTATGAAAAGCTATGAAATAAATTTTTATAAATACTATTAGGAGAAACAAAAAATGAAAGTAGTTAGAGTGACAAATGAAGAGTTTGAATTAGAAGATGGGTCTATTCATCCTATCTTGTTTGAACTTGATTATACTCCTACCGTAGAAGAATTTCAACTTATATACGATGAATCAGTAAAACAACTGGAATCTATACTACATGACAAATGAAAAATTATATACATTATCTGATGTAGCCAAATTATTAAATGTTCATCAAGACACTTTAAGACTATGGGATAAATCTGGTAAATTGGTTTCTATAAGAACTAAAGGTGGGCACAGACGATATAAAGAATCTGTTGTTCATGAAATGATGAATATTATCAAAGAGCCAGAAGTTATATCCAATGTAATTTGTATTTACTGTAGAGTATCATCAAATGAACAGAAAACCAAAGGTGATTTAGAAAGACAGAAGCAACGTCTATATGAATACTGTATACAAAAGAAATACATAGTTGAATACATTTTTGAAGAAGTTGGTAGTGGGTTGAATGATAAAAGACCTAAACTACTCAAGATGATGGATTTAGCTAAAGAAAGAAAAATAACTAAAATAGTTATAGAGCATAAAGATAGATTGATTAGATTTAATAAAAATATACTAATCAAGTATTTTGAAAGTCATGGTGTTACCGTAGAATGGAGTCAAGAAACATTAGAACTGTCATACCAAAATGAACTAGTAGAAGATATGCTTTCACTTATAGCCTCATTCAGTTCTAAACTTTATGGTAAACGTAGTGCTGAAAATAGAAAAATTAAAAAAAGAGAACTCTGATGAATAAAAATACTCCACTAATAACACCGACTTTTAAAAAGAGTTATCCTATAATAGATATAGAACCTAAAATTATGACAGATTGGGAATTTACTATTCGTAAGCTAAAACTATTAACATTGTGTTGTAGAGGTGAAGATGGATGGTGTAGATTAAAATGATTAGAACAACAGAACATTCATTAAAATATATTACTGACTACAAGAAACAAAAACTTGATATTTTGTTTGATGAATATCAACGTGTAGTCAACCAATATATTAATGTGTTCTGGAATCAAACATCATGGAAATCTAAAGCAACAGCAGATGAATATAAATTAGTAGATTCTTGGCTTATGGGTAAAGTGATGAAGTGTGCTTATGCTCAAGCTATACAAATGATTCGTTCAACCAAAGATAAACAAAAGAAATTAGTTTACAAACAATACAAAAGAGTTTATAGTAAAGCTAAACGTAAGAATAAAAATTGGGATATAGTAAATCAAACCTTTACGGTTTGGAGCAAAGATAAAACTTTCAGAGATAGAACTAAAATTCCTTTCTTCTCTGGAGATTCTATAGAACTCAATTCTGACTTATGTAAGATATATCAAGATGTCTCTATATCTCATTTTGATATGGTTGTTAGATTGGGTTCGATATGGGGAAATAGGCTTTCATTAGAGTTACCAATAAGAAAGCACAAACATTTCAATCAACTGTTTGCATCTGGTTTTGGTGTAAAAACGTCTTTGAGATTGAGTAGAAAGAACAACAAATATAGCATCAATCTCTATATGTCAAAAGACTTTGAACAAGTAAAAGATGAAGGGAATATTATAGGGATTGACGTTGGCATTAAAAAACTTATGTCGGTTAGTGATGGTACTTTTATTGGAACTGATATAGAATCAATTATTAGAAAGTATAAAAGAAGAAAGCAAAATAGCAAAAACAGTAAGAAAACATTAAAGCAAATAAAAGACTATATCGGGCATTCTGTTAATCAACTCAACTTTACTGATACACAATGTATTGTTATGGAAGAGTTAAAGCCAAGTAATATGTTAGTCAAAGGTAAATCTAGTAAAGAGTTTAGAAAAATATTAAGTAAATGGAATCAAAACTTGTTAGTGGAAAGAATACAAAATAAATGTGAGCTTAACCGTGTTGAGCTTCAGTTTGTTTTACCACATCATACAAGTCAGCAGTGTTCTCAATGTGGAGAAATCCATAAAGAGTCAAGAAAAGGCGAACTATATCAATGTGTTGGTTGTGGTTATACGATAGATGCAGACTACAATGCTTCATTGAATATAGTTAATAAATTCTTGAATAAGGAATTTACCGTTCCTTCTAATACAAAAACTACCATTCCTAGATTTTCATAGGTTTGGTTGAACGGTATTTTACTAATCAGAAATTAAATAGTATCAGATTTTGGTGAACCACTAACAATTGTTGCTATCATAGGGCCAATAACAGAATCCCCAACTCTACCAACACCTCTTCCTTCTATAGTAGAAACAGAGCTACCAGAAGCAACAACACCAGTATGGCCACAACTAAAAGTCACAATATCACCAACTCTGACCCCTGGTTTATCATCAATAAAAACAACATTAGAGCCACTTGATATAACACCAGTAACAGAAATAGGTTTATCATGTGCTCTACAAATACCAGTTGCAATATCACCTACTCTTGCTAATTGCATATTAAAATTTCATTAAAGCAAAGGAATTTGAGGGAAGAGAATATTAAAATCATTATTCATACCTCTATCAATAATAAATTCTTCTAATTTCATATCATCAAGCAAATAATCTTTTGTAGATTTAAAAATATCTTTAGTTTTAGATGAGCGAAAAAGTTGAAAGAGGACTTTATCAGAAATTGCATTTTGAACAGAATCGGGTAAATTTTTCCAAGAATCTAATTCAGCAATAGCATGAGCAGGTATATCAATTTCGATAATATTAAATTCAGGTGTTTTTTCTATAGTAACAGAATAATTAGGTGGATCAAAAGGAGCAGGGCCACCAGATGCATCTTCATTAATTAATTCTGTAGCAATAAAAGGTAATACAGTAATTATCTCATTAGAAGTTGGTAATTCATATATTGGTGTAAGATTTAATAAAGAATTATTAGTACAAATATCAACTGGATCAATATTATTTTCGACAAAAATTGTTGAATATTTTAGTGAACAATAAGAATATAAAGTTGTTAATTGTGATTTAATAACATCAGAAGTTATTAAATTATTATATGAGATTGCATTTATCCAATCTTCAATATTTGTTCCTGTTTCATCAGAGACAAGATAGCCTTGAGATTCTAAATCAGCAATGAAAGAAGATTTTTCAACATTCATTGCTGAAATAATATCAGATTTCCAAATTACTAAATTTTCTTCAGTTAAAATCATTTTTATTTACGAGGTTTTTGTTTTAAAAAAGTAGGGCACAATGCCATTTTATTACTATCTTCATATTTACATTTATTGCCATGGAAAGAAGATTTAATACATTCAGCACAAATTGTTACATTTTTAGATTCTTCCATTTTTACATTCCTTTTCTTAGTTAAATTTATTTTCCAAAATTTTTATAACTTGCATAAAGATCCCAGAATCCATAAAAATCCATATTTTCAATTCTTAACCCTTGAAACATTTTCTTTGCTTTATTTAATAGTCTTTTATATTTTACAGGGTATTTTTCATCATCAAGCAATTCAATTTCATCTAATAAATCACACAATTGAACAGTTAACATAGTTTTTGGTTTATCACCAGATATATTCATTTAAATACTCCTAAAACAATCCTATAAAAATACTATCTGTTATGTCATATTTTGTTTCTATATTATATTTATTATAGGTTATATAGTCAATTATTTTATTTTGAATTTCTTTATTTAATTTTAACCAAGTTTTTTCTTTAATAGAAGCATCAAGTTCAAGATTTTTATTAAAAAGTAATATTTCTTTACGATTGTTACCTTTTTCCCCTTGTGAACTTTTCTTTAATAATTTTAATCTTTTCTTTGCTTCAGCTAATTCTTTTCTTTCATATTTATTAAATAAAGGATTTCTCCAAGTTAAAACAGGTATAATTTCTAATTTTGAATTAGGAAATTCTTGAACAATTTTACAACGAAGATACCAGAATTGACCAGTAATAATATCTTTTGCTCCTGATATTGAATTAAAAGAAAGTCCTTCTATTCTAATAAAATCTGGATTTTCATTTTTTTCTTTTATCCAATTAATGATTTTATTACAATTATCTAATATAAGGTCTTCATCTTTAGCAGTTTTATTTTTAATAACAGAAAAATCAATTAAAGTATTTTTTACAACATAAGAAATACCAGTTGATCTTAAAGATAAATCAATAGCAATAATTTTCATAATAGTAAATTCCTTTAAATATATTTATAAAAGAATTTACTCTAATATGAAAATTATTTTGTACAACAACCTTCACAACAAAATGTATCACAAATCCATTCAGGCATTTCATCATTTTTAAAACGTTCAATTACTTCAATAGTATCACCTCTTGCTAACCAAGATCTGAATGTTTTAATTTTATCGTGATTATTCCAATTTACATCATCCCATGCGGAAGCTGAAATTTTTCCACATTTTCTTTTAGCAACATACACAAAACCTAAACTTGTACTCATTGTACTAATCTCCTTCAATATCAACAAACTCGATAAACTTAATTTTTTAAGAATTCAAATAATTTTTGTTTAACCTCAGAGTAATTTGTAGCATATTTTGTTAGATTCTCATTATAGTTTTCATTATCAGTAAAATGAGAATATTTTTCAATTTTACTCCAAGCATTTTTACCATTAAAATCAAAAATAATACCTAAACCTTTATTTTCAATATTATGTTTCAAAATATGTAATGGATAATCATCTATTAAAATTGCATTTTTTGTTAATTTAAATTTTTCATTTAATTCTGAATAGAAATTAATTTTTAAATCAATAGGGACTCTATCAGTTAGCCATTTTCTTTTTGCAAATTCAGTTTTTTTTGACCAAGAATGAGTTAAGATTTCAACATCATAATTAATATATAACCATAAAATAAATTCTAAAAAACCTGGATATTCTTTTACAGATGAATAGCATTGTAAAGGGTCTTTAGTAAAATAATCTTTAACATTATTACCAAATTTATCAAACATCCAATTATAATCAGTAATATCTTCAACAGAATAAAGAGTATTTGTATAATTATTATCAACAAGCCATTGCATCCAAGGTGACATAAAATCACAAATTGTTGAATCCATATCTAAATAGAGTTTTTTATTTGTCATTTTTAACCTTTTCAATTTTTGTTACATTAGCAACAATAAATGAACGAATTCCTTTTGCCTCAATATCCCAAACAACTAAATTATTTTCTGATTCTTTTCTTTGTGGTTTTTCATTAATAGTTTTTTTAGGTAATGTAGATTTATTTTCAAAATATTTTGGTAGTAATGTACATTTCATCCTTCTTGTTTCGCCATTTATTTTTGTGAAAGTTATATTATAAATTCCATATTCTAGTTCTTCTTTTAGTTCTTTTTTTGTTAAAATCATTGTGACTCCTTTTGATATATTAAATTCCTTTAATAATCAATTCTTTTTGGATATGTAATAAATCTTCCCAATTTTTTTTATTCATAGGTTCATGGTGGAATTTATACCAATCAGGTTTCATCATAATTTTTTGATATATTCTTTCAAATGAAGTCAACATATCTTCTTTATTAGGTACCCAATCATTAAGATATTTTTTATCATTTATATAAAGAATATCATTATGCTGAATATTGAAATTTCTTTTTTTTAATTCTGTTTTTAATTCTTTGAATCTATAATAAATATAATTTAATTTATCATAGAAAAAATAGCCATGGCCTGTATTCAGAATATATTTTTTAGATATTTTTTCTTTTAAAATTCCATTTTTTGAATTTTTTGATTTTAAAAATGCTTTGGGCAACATTTTAATTTCTCTGTATTCAGCAAATAAATGAACATCTGCTAAAAAGTCAACAGGAATACAATTAATTCTCATGATATAATCCTTTCTATTTTTTAAAAATACATCATATAAAGAATTATGTCAAGAAAAATAAAATTAATAATCTTCATAGTCTTCACAATTAAAATTATCAATTAAATCTTCAATATTTTTAAAATCATCTTCAGAATTGTAATTTTTATAAAGATCACTATAATCTTTATGCAAAATAAAATCATAAGCATCTTCTAAATAATCATTCATAATATCACCTTTTTTGTTAGTTAGTGGGGTAAGATTACCAATACTTACATCTTTCTACAATAAGTAGAATGCTCTTCTATGGTATTTAAGCTAACCACTAAGAAATATAGTCATTTATTTTTTAAGTATTTTTTTCAATTCCCTTAATTCAGTTAGCCATATATCTTGGATTTTTTTATTTTGGATATTAAATAAAAGTTCTTTTTTAATATCAATAATTTTTTTTAATTCATTAAAAGTTTCTATTGAAAGACTATGAATAGGCATATTAATCAAAAAAGAGAAATCTTCAAAAGAGTCAAAAGGGAAAGCTTTATTATTTTTAATTTGAGTTTCAATTTGAATTTTAGAATTTTTATTAATAATAATTTTATCGGATAAAATTTCTTTAATAAAAAAATATTTAGCACCTAAATAGAGAAGTTCTTCTTTTAGTTTTTGAATTTGGTAAAGCTTTCGTTTTTCATAATAAAGAAGTCTAATTTTAATAAAAGCATCAAGAATTTCAGTATCAGAGGTAAATTCAACAATTTGGTTATTTTCTCCAATACAAGTAAAATTTTCTGTTACTCTTCTAATTAATTTTAATTTATCTAGAATATAATCATCATCTTTTTTTGTAAATTCCCTAGAAACTTTCAATTCAAATAAAAATGTATTATCTTCACTTTTATCAGTAAAATCATTTATAACTTTATCTTCTTCTAATTTTGATAAAATCTTATTATATTTTTCAAGGTCATACCCAACTGGTAATTCTGTAATTGTTATTGTTGTTGTATTTGTTCGTTCAAAGTTACCTATAATTTCATACGAGAACCCGTCTAATCGCTTAATGGTGCCCTTAAAATCTTTAAAGTGTGGTAGTAGTTCAGTAGGGGTTGAATGTCTTTTTTTATTAGTTAATTTATCTTCTAAAATATCAATTATTTCTAAAACATTACGTGATAATATTTTTTGAGCAAATCCATTACCAATACCTTCATTACCATTAATAAGAATCATAGGAACAATAGGAATATAAAATCTTGGCTCAATAATAGTTCCTTCAAATTCTTGTGAAATTAGAATTGATTTATCTAAATCAATAAAAATCTTATCAATAATATTATTTTTTTTTGTAAAAATATATCTTGATGCAGCAGAAGATTGAATTGTTCTTGTGCCAAATGATCCTTCAGGTAATAACAAATTTATATTATTACTACCACAAAAATTTTGTGCCATTCCTATGACAACACCTTCAAGAGATGTTGCACCATGTATATATTCATTTTCTCTAGCTACATCTGATACAAATATAGATACTTTTTCTTCTTTTGTACTTTTACGTTTAGTTATAGAATTTATAACTTTTCTTGCTGATGGCTTTAATCCATCAATATAATTCCCTATACTTCGATAAGAATCATATATAGCAAAATTAATATATTCTTTATCATAAAAATCTGAAATTTTCATTTAAAATATCCTTTAATACATTTCATTAGGGGCATAATATTTATCTTATCTATTATGATCAAGAATATATTCTTGATTTTAAAAGTTCACTAGAAAATTTCATTCATTAGTATTTTTTTCTATATTATGAAATAAAATTTACTTTATTTTGAAATCTTTAGATAATTTCTGATATTTAGATATATAATACCAATCTACTTTATCTTGAAACTCACGTATAAATTCTTCGGAGAGTTTTTGATAACAGGAAATACGATCCCATTTGACTCTATTAGTAAATTCTCTAATGAAAACTTCTGATAAAGTTTGAAACTTTGAAACAGAAAGCCATTCTACTTTATCTTGAAACTCACGTATAAATTCTTCGGAGAGTTTCTGATACATACAAATTAAATCCCAATTTACTTTATCGTGATTTTCTCTAATGAAGTTTTCTGACATAGATGTTTTGTAATTAAATTTCATTTAACTCTCCTTTAGAAAGTATTGTTTCTATCTCGTTAACCACAAATATAGAATACTTCATTTCTAAAAGATTGTCAAGATATTTTTTAAACTCCATTTATATCAAATTGTTTAGATTTTACTTTTTCTTTTCGATAAGTTACAGTTTTCCCACTCATCCAATTTTTAATATAATCTTCATAAGAATCTTCAACTTCAAAATCAACAATAAATGATTCTAACCCATCTTTAGCAAAGATATATTTTAACTCATCTTTTTTCCAAGAGCCTAAACCTTTTTTATAAAAATACTCATAATTTTCTTTATTATTTTCTTTAAAAATATTATATTCTTCAAACGAATAAAAACATTTCAAAATTTTATTTCTTTTTTTAGCAACAATCATAGGAGTTTTAAGATACGAGACTTGGTTATTAGCAATTAATGAAGGAGCAAATCTTTGGAACAAACAAAGTAATAAGCCTCTAATAGATATACCATCAAGGTCTGAATCTGTTGCAAAAACAATTTTTTGATGTGAAATAGATTGAATATCTTTATCTAAACGAAGGTTAAGAATACTGATAATATTTTTTAATTCTTCATTAGATGTTATTTTAGTAATAGAAGCTTCTAAAGAGTTTAAAGGTTTTCCTTTAAGAGGAAAAAAAGAGCATTTTTCACGACCAATAACAGGCATTAATAATGAATTAGCTGAATCTCCTTCTGATAACATAAGATATGTTTGTTGTTTAACAGCAGGATAATATTTATCAATACGAATTTTTTTCTTAGAAGAATTTAATTTTTTAAGTTCAATATTATCTTTTACTTGTTGTTTGAGTTTATAGGATTCAACAATAGGTAAAATAATTTCTTCATTTTTACAAATTGATTTTAATAATTTCTCAGAAAGAAGTTCATTAATTAAATCTTTAAAATTGTTATTACTAATAAGTCTTTCTTTTGATTGATTATCAAAACTAGGAGCTTTCATTCTAATAGCTAAAATCAAGAAAAGTTTTGATTTAATGTCAAGAGGTTTAACATCTATTTTATGTTTTTTCTTTAAAAAGTTTCTTAAATAATCAACAATCAAAGATAAAGCATAATCAATATGAGTACCACCCCTTGAGGTATGAGTACCATTAACCCAACTCATTTGCTGAAAATCAGTATCAGAATAAAATAATCCAATACGAGCATTTTCAACTTCATTACATTCATATACTTCATGAATTTGTTTCAAAAAACTTTTCAGATTGTTTCCATGAATTTTTTCTTTGTTATACGTAAATTCAATTTCTGGATAAGCAAAAGCAAGATCTGTAATACGTTTATGATAAAGAGAATCCAAATTGTTATTAACATCATCAGAAATATTAAAATAATTATAATTTAAAAAATATGTGATAATAGTAAAATTTTTATTGGATTTTTTAATAATTGGTGGTCTTTTAATAGCAATATGGTTTTCAAGTAATTGTTTGTAATGGAATTTACCATTAGCAGTATCAATAATAAATTTCCTTGAAAAAATAGCTGCAAGTGAGCCACCTACTCCATTCATCCCTGCAAGCATAGCTTTATTTTCATCATCAAAATTACTTCCAGCATTTAAATTTGTATAAATTTGTTCTGGTGTATATATACCAGTTTCTATATTTTTTTCAATTGGTAAACCCCTGCCATTATCTTCAATTGTAACTGAACCTTCAGTTTTATTGAATGTTACTTTAATCTTATTTGCATATTGAAAATTAGTTCTAATTGATTCATCAACAGCATTGGTCAAAATCTCATCATAAAGTTTTAATATTCCTGGTATTTGTGGTATATCTTTCTGTACAATATATCCATTTTCATAGACATACGATGAAATTTTTTCTTCACTTGTTGAACCAATATACATTGGTGCTCGTAATAAACAATGTTCCACTGGATTTAATTGTACAATATCATTTTTCCTCAAAGCTTGACTCATAAATTATTCCTTTAAATTATTTCTGCTTTTTAGTTAGTTTTCTATTTATCTTATCTTATAGTTTTTCTTTTGTCAAATAAAAAATCCTCTAAAATATTAGAGGATTTTAATTTTTTAAAAATTTAAAATAAATAATTTAAATCATAGAATAAACATATTGATTATTAGAAAATTGTTCTAAAGGAATTTCTCTTCTATATCTATGACCATATTTATCTTCAAGAGTAATATTATCAGAATCAGGTAAAAGCTTTTTATCAACTAAAACTGTTTTATTTGATTGTCTGTATACTTTAACAGTTTTAGTTGAAGAAGGCAGAACAATAAAAGTTTCTATTTTATTTTCTTTTTTTTCTAATATCTTAAGAGTTTTAGAAAAATTACTTTCAGATTTAGTTTTTTTATAATTCTTCACCATTTTTGTAACTGTACCAACAACAGCTTCCCAATTTTCCCCATATTCATCTTTAGCTTTTTCCCAAAAAATTTCTATTTGTTTCATGGGAACATTATATTTTTCTGAAAATGATTTTAATAATTTGTTTGGCATTTTTATTTATCCCCTATTTTAAATGTTTTTAACCCTTCTTTTGGGTGTGCTAGAATAAAATTTGAAACAGAAATACCTAATTTAGTTGGAGTAGTTGCTGTATTTATAACTCCAATAACTTTTGATTTAGTTTGTGGTGTTAGATTATTAGCTGCATCTAATTTTTGTTTGATGTATTTTTTACCATCTTCAATAGTCATTTTAATAATTTTATCAACATCATCCATATTAAATATAGATTTACCTTTAATTTCTTTTTCAAGAATAAGGTTAAAAATTTGTAAAAATCTGCCCATAAAAACTCCTAATAATGATTATTTAAATATTATTCAACTTCAATAATTTCAAAATTCTTTAAATGATAAAATTTATTTTCACATAAAATAACTTCAACAGTACAATTTTCAAAAACTAAATTTTTTATATTATAACCATATTGTTTTTCTTCAGCCAAGAGTTCATTTTTACAATGTTCAGTCATTAAGTAATCAATATACTTAATAAACTTAGATGAATAATCATCATAATATGATTCAAGGATTATTTTTTTTGTTTTACCAGAATCATTTTTTTGAATATCTTGTTTGCCGTGGGGTAGCATGGTAATAATAACAAATTGATTACCTTTTACTTCTCCTGATTTATCTGGTCGATAATCAATAGCAATAGCTTGATTCAAACTTTTTGAGTAAAAAAGATATTCCCCTGGTGAAATATCTTGTTCAAGAGAACTATCAATAATATTAGAAAAGAATTTTTTTAATTGTGTAGCAGATAGTTTATTTCTTTCTTCAAATCGTTCATAACCATGTGTTGTTGTAATAAACCATTTCCCTTTATATTCAAAAATATAATTAAGGGATTTACCTCCTAATTGTTTCCATATAGGTGTATTAATAACTTTTAATCTCGGTTTATTATATACTTCTGGTTCTTTTTTTGTTTGAACACGTTCAGCAGAACGCATTAAAGATGCTAAACTTGCTTCTTTAATAAATTCTTTAAATGTTTTCATTCTTACTTACCTTTACTAAAAGAATAGGAATCCACAGTATTTCTTGCATTATGATCAATTTTTTTATTTTGAGATTCCCCATCAGCTTTTACTTCAATATCAATTTCTGCATCATAATTGAACTTTTTATTAAGTTCTTTTTCCCAAGCTTTAGCAGCATTGAATGCTGAATCTCCATCTGTAAGTCCTAGTTTTTTCTGTACAACTTTTCTTTGTTTCTCATAATCAATTGTAGCAATTAAAACATAATCACGGATTCCTTCTTTTTTGTTTATTTTAACTTCTGCTAAAATTTCTTTAAAAGATTTCATTTATTATCTCCTTGTTTTTCGATATTAACAACTTTTATATTTTTATTTTTGAAAATAACCCAATCATCATCAAGATGAATAGAATCAAAACCTAAATTTTCAATTTCAAACAAACTTAATTTTTCATAATCATCCCAACCAGCAGTTTTGTCAACAGTTAAAATTACTTCCATAATATATTTTGAACTTACTGCACCACTTGTACCTTTAATAATTTTATCTTTATCTTCTGAAAACCAAAAAACACCTTGAGCAGAAAAATCCCTATTAAATTTATTAATAGGTACATTACTTCCATGATAAGCTTTTATTTTTCTTTTATTTTCAGTTAAGAATTGTTTGAATGATAACATATATAAACCTTTTATTATAGTTTATATTTATTTATATAAAAAAATATTTATAAAAATAGTTTATTTGAGGGGAGATAATTTCTAAGAAAAGAAACTCCTTTGAAGTTTAAGTATATTGTTTAGAAAACAATATTAGTTCAAAGGAGTTTCTTTGTCAATATTTAAATTCTTTTAATTTCACAAGCCCCACCAGAACAAGCAGTTGCAGCATATTCATTAACATCATTATATTTAGGAGCAAGGAGAATTTCTTCAAAATTAATAGATTTAAGGTTACGATTAATTTTTAACCATTTATGCCATAAATGAACATCTTTCAAACAATAGATCATTTTTTGAATATCACCTTTAAAGTTATTCTTAGCAAATTGTTTTGCTCTACGAACCCAATCTTCTTTCAAAATAATTTCAGTTCTAGTACCAACAAATTTTTTATTTTTATTAAGGACAAAATCACAAGCATCCCAAAGATCATTATCAAAATAATGTAATCCATCAACAATAATTCCTGATGCAAAAATAACAGCATCACCATATTTATCTAATAACTCTTGAGAATTAAAAACTGAAGTAAATGGTGATTGTGGATAATCTTTATCACCAAAATCACTTAGAAAACTAATTGCTGTGAATGTTTTTTGATTTTTAAAAACATAATCACTAATTTCTTTTATATCATCAATAATAACAGTACATGAAACATTATTCATTAGATATGGTTTATTACATCTTTCAATATGTTTACCACCAGCAATCCATGTATTTTGAACTAATTTGATTTTTTCTAAATGTGCAACTCCTTTCATTTGTTCTTTAAATAAAGCATTAGGATCATTTTCAACAGGAATATAAATAACATAATCAGAATTTGTTGCTGACCATACAGAGTCTTCAATCATTTCAGGGAAAGCATTTTCACCTAACCAATTACCAATTTCAGAATATTTATTAATTTGCATTAATCTAAAATAAGTTTTAGCGTGTTCAGGGTGAATACCAGAAGCAGTTTTAAGCAAAGTACTTGCATTACCTGAAGGTTTTACGGCTGTTGTTCTTGCAGCTGGATTAATATTGATCATATTAGCTACTTTTTCATTTGTTTTATTGACAATTGAAACACCAATATTAAGAATTTCTTCATCAAATAATTCTGGATTATCCATCCAACCAGTAATTGAAACCCCAATTAAAGCTTCTTTTTTTGTAATGTCTTCTGAATCTTTACCGAGATAAGGAAAATCCGTATAACCAGCTTGAAGTGTTGCAATTACTGAAGCACTTTCACAAGCTTTGTAAAACTTTTCTTTATCTATTTTTCCATTTTTCATACAATCAATAGCATTAATTTCTGTAAGATTACAAAATTGAAATGCACTTACACCATTAGGAAGAATAGGAGAAAAACCTATCTCAAAACAAGGGTTCATAACTACATCAGTATCATCACAAAAAACAAACCCTATATCAGACATACCACTATTAAGGTCAAAAAACTTATCAAAATCTTTTTTTGTAAATTGATCTCTTATTAGTATAACAGAATTATTACTTCTTTCACGTTGTTTATTAGTTTCTCTCCAATTACCTGTTTTAGCATTAATTAATTCTGTATCAGTAGGGTCAATCATAATAGCCATAGCAGCACGTCTAACCCCACCTGAAAGTGTTGCATCGGCACAATGCATCAAACAATCATACGCATCAATACTTTTTAATTGTGTATTTTTATCAACTGAATCTAAAAGTTTTTCAATACGTTCTAGAGATTGTTTTAGTCCTTCTGAACCAGGAGCTTTAAACCCACCAGAAATTAAAGAACCTTTAGATCTAATTTCAGAATAATCAAAACGCACAACACATCCTTGATATTCAGGAAAAGGAACTTCACCATCACAAAATGAACTTAATAATACACCAACTGAATCACTCCAACCTTCTATTGAATCATCAATAACAAAATTTTTAACTGTATTATCACTTCTTTCAATTATATTTGGTAATTTTGATACAAATTTTTTATGTAATTGCAAGGTAACACCACATCCACATAATGATAGATAAAATGCTTTATTAATTTTTTCTATGGAATCTAAATGGGAAACTACACAATTATAAATTCTTGCATTATGTTTTTTAATTTGGTCTTTTCTATATTGTAAATTCCTTTGTGAAGCAAGAATTGTTTTTTCTTTATACATTTTTTCAGCATTATTAATTAATTCTAATAATTCACTATTATTATCAATTTCATTTTTATATTTTTCACGATGCATATTAATAACATCTTCACAAGATTCTTCCCATCTCTCATAACGACCTAAAGAAGGAACCCATTTTGCATAATCATTATAAAATTTAAGATCTGATAATAATTGTTTTCCTTTTTTAAATTTGCTCATTTCTTGTCCTTTGCTTTAGTAAAAAAATCTATTTTTTAAAAAATTGGGTTTTATAAAAATCCTTTCATTGGATATTCAAGTTAAAAATTTTTAATTAATACATTATCCATAATAAAAAGCTTTTCTAATTTTCATTATTTCTTCCTTTTAGGTGGTTTATTAATTGCAGTTTCAATTAAAAGAATGAGTTTATTTATGATATAATTTGCATCTTCATCATTTTTTGATTTAATATCATCTTGATTTATTACAGATTTATAATTTTTAATAAATGATCTTAATTCTTTTTTTGCTTGAGTAGAAGTCATAAAAATTACCTATGGAGTATTTTTAAATTTTTAGTAATTCTTTAGTTGAGACAGGGAAATATTTTTGCATTATAGGCAAAACTAAGTTAGCAAATAGCTGTGCTTCTTGTTGTGCATGAGAATCTAAACGCAATTTACATACTCTAGCCCAAAATAATAAAGTTCCAGTCCAATACCATTCTGTCATCGTATTTAATGGTAAAACAATTCTAGCTTGTTCTGGTGCAACACCAAGATTTAATAATTCTTCATACTCTGTTAAACATTTTGAAACAACTGAATGTACTTTATCTTGCGCAGCCATATTATGTTGAATTGGTTCATTGATAGAACCTTGTTTTAGATTTTCTGCTCTTTGTCTAAAAAAATCAGGGAACCAAAATTCAGGTTCATAAGAAACATAGCGTCTTGAAACTTCATTCCATGAAGCGCCAATCTGGTGTTTAGCTAGTTGTCTAGTCAAAAAAATAGGAGCTTTACATTTTAATTGGATAGAAGTATGAGCAAAAGGAGACCAATGATCATGTTTTGCTAGATATTTAATTAATTGTTCATCTTTTTCTAAAAAATCTTCATTATTATCTTGATTAAAAGAAACTCTTGCTGCATTTACTACTGTTTTATCAGTTCCCATGTGATTAATATATGTTACTTCAATATTAGCTTCTTTCATTTATTAATTCCTTTCAGATATACATTTTTTTATTTTATAGAGTTATATTTTTAGCTCTAGCATTATTATATCTTTCTTCAATTTTTTTCTCAGAATCTAAATTTTTATTCATTTCATTTTGAGTTACTTCATATCCAGTATTAAAAAACCATCCTGACCCTAGAAATTTCACCATTGGGGCTGTTACTACTTGATACATTAAATAATCACATTCACAAGTAATTTGATTTTTTTTCTTTGAATGTTCTTCGAATGACATTTTAATTTCTTTTGTAACACCACATTTATCACATTTATAAATATATATTGCCATTTAACGTTCCTTCCTCATATTTTTAAAAGTCAATCTTGTTTTTAATTCTATACCAGCATAACAGTTATCTAATATTAATTGTTTAACTTTTTTATTTGACCAACCATTAACAGATAAATCATTAAAATCTTTATATTTTATTTCATTAGGCCATACAAAAACTTCACAATTATTATCACAATATTTTAAAGATTTTAAAATACCAGTTTTATCATTATCAAAACCATAGATTATTCTTGAATTTTCAAAATATTTTTTAACACCTACAGTTAAATCTGAACCTACCATAGCAATTGAATTTTCAATATTATAATGATCTATAATTGATTCAACTGCTATAATTGGTTTCTTTTTATTTACATGAAAAATACCACAAGATTTAAAGGAATCATTTTTACAAAAAACGTGAAAATTTTTATTTTCTGTGTGTCTACCTTGAAACCCATAAAGTCTTTCATCACCAAGAAGAAAAGGAAAAATTAACATTCCTTTCAATATGGATTTTTCATTTATATTATAATACAATGTATCTAATTTATCAAGAATATTTCTCTTTTTACAAAATTCAATAGCTTTTTTATAATTTTTAGCTGGTTTAAAATACTCTTTATTTAGAGTAAATTTATATTTAATATCAAGATTGTCAATATTTATTTTTAAAGATTTTTCTTTTTTTATTAATTTTCCTTCTTTCAGAGAATTTAAAAAATCTTCTTTTTCTTCTTTTAAATACTCTTCAAAAACTAAAGGATCAACTAATTTAATAAATTCTCTAAGGTTTGTACTAAGATTACAATTATGGCAAAAAACTAATATTGTATCAGGTAGTTTATCAGTTAAAAACCAAAGTCTTTTTTTATATTTTGATTTACGACTATCACCACAAACAGGGCATCTCCCATTAAAATTATTATTTACTTTATGTATTCCTTCTATATTAAGTAAATGAATAAATTTTAATTGATCATATTTTTGTAGTGCCATTATTTAATTCCTAAATCATAAATTCACAAATTTCACTATCTTCACATTCTTTTACTGTGCATGGTTTTACTTTTGATGGACTTAATTTTCTACATTCTATATTTAAATCACACCGTATACAGCATAAATTTGTGCTTTGTTTACAAAAACTTGGCCTAATTTTTGCTGAACAAAATAAATATTTTTCTTTATCTGACATTTTTGTTTCTCCTTTTTTAAAAGTTAACTAAAAAAATTCTCAATGTTACTTTCTTCAATATCTTCATTTTTCTTTTTTTCATCTATACTACTAGTCATTTTAGTTTCAATTTTTTTATCATCTAATTTAAAATTATTAATATCTTCTGAATGTTTTACAAGATTAAACTTGACAAAATCACTCATCAATTTCATTCCATTATAAGAAAAAGACTGATTATTAAATTCCTCAATAATTGAATTATAGATTTCTAAAGGGATATAATCAAAATCAACAAGGTTTTGGTTAAAATCCCAGTGTTTTTTCATCAAAGGATCTGTAGATAAAAGATCATCTAATTCCGATAGAATTTTAATAGCAGTTTTTTCCCCTAATCTAGGTCTAATAGCAAGAATATTATCACTCTTATCCCCAATCATAGTATGAATTTTTTTAAAAAGTTGAACATCAATTTGTGGTTTAAAAATTTGTTTATGTTGATCATATATTAATACTTTATTTTTATCTTGAAGCTGAACAAAGTCTTTATCTGAAGATAATATATATATAGTTTCTTTATCTTTGAAATGTTTTGTTAGACAAGCAATAACATCATCTCCTTCTGCTTCGTCTATTTGAATGACGTACATATCAGAATAATTTTTTAAAGACTCCATGACGCTATTATAGCACGAATAGATAGCATCCCAATCAAACTTTGTATCTTTAGTTCTATTACCTTTATATTGTTGTTCTTCAAGTCTAGGAATACCATCTCTATTATCTAGATAATATTTTTTCCTCCAGTTATTTTTTCCTTCAAGTGCAATAACAAAAGGATTTTGTTTAGATGCTCCAAATTTTTTAGATAAATATGTAATTTGAGATAATACTAAATGTGTGATAAAATTTGGATTTTCAATAATATCATCAGCATTAGCCCAAAGAACCCGATTCATTGCCATAGCACCATCTAAAATTATCATTTAACTCTCCTATATAAAATAATAATCAAGTATATCATATTAAATTTATTTTTTCAACTTTTATTTTTTGTAAAATTGTAAACTATTAGTTTACATTTGAACATTTTTTAAAACCCTAGCCTTTCAAATAGTTCTTCATATTTTCTTAAAATTAAATCCCCATTTTCTTCAAAAGTGAACTGTTGTTTTACTTTTTTATTTGCAACATCAATAATTTCTAATCTTTTTTGTTCATTAAGGATTAACTCTTCTAAATAAATATACCAATCTGTTTTTGGTTTTTTAATAAGAAAGCCATCTTTTTCATGGTCAATAGTTGTTGCATAAGGATATACATTATCAGCAACAGAAACAACTTTTGCTAAACTATACTCTATGTATTTTAAATTGGATTTACACTTATTAAAATCATTATTAGCCGCAACAATAATTCCAATATCAAGATTAAGAGATATTAATGTTTTCATAAAATCATCAATAGAAGACCATTCTGTATGAATAGCAAAACTTTTATAAGATGGAGGGCAATAACCAAAAGTATAAAAATCAAAATCATATTTCTCTTTTAGTTTTCTAATAGCATTACCTAAATAGTGAGAAAAATCTGATTTATGGGTGTTACCACACCAAAACATTTTACCTTCTCTTCTAACTAATAAAGTATGATAAGGAACAGTCACACAATAAATCCTACCTTCATAGTGAACTTTACTTACTTCTTCTTTTAAAACTATTTTTTCTTTCTTTTTATAATCAAATTTTATTAAATATGCATCATATTTTTTGTTTGTTTTTTTATTAATATTTAAATTAATACATGAAACCCCTATTTTAATAGCAATTTCATTTATATCATTCATTAAATTTAAAGATGAAGTTGAATAAGAAATTCTTTTATCTTTACCAATAGAAACATCTTCTTTGATTATCCAATCAAATAATATTTTTAATTGTCTTGAAGAGGTATTTAATAATTCTCTGGGGACAAATTTATTTTCTTCTTTCCCTATTTGATTAAGATAATTACATAATTGTTCATTAAAAATAATTAATTGAGAATTATTTTTTGTATAATTCCATTTATATTTTTTTGCTATTTGCTCAATAATATAAAGATACTGATTATTTTTATAATGAGATAATACAATTTGGTTATCATATTCAGAAACACAACAAGCATCAGAAAGCCATAAACCAAAGAATTTAAGCCAATCATCCATATATATTAGATGTTCATCGTGGTTTTTTAATTTAGGCAAGACAAAATATTTAACTTCTTTACCCTCATAATTACACATATTTTTAACGTAAAAATCTAATCCTTCTAATGATTCCATACTATGAAAATTAAAATCTAAATTCTTTTCAGATTTCATAATAGAAGCATACATATTATGATTAGGTGTAACTAAAAAATTCGTATGACTACCATTTCCATAATACATATCTCCTAAATATTGTTCATCAACATATTCAGTTGGTAAATGATATTCTAACATATTTGTTACAGGGTTTAAAGAAGCAACTTTTTCATTTTTATCTAAATTTTTAAATAACTTCCAACCATTTTCCGTTAATAATTCTGTTTTTTCATCATAACAATAACTTCCATGCCATCCAATTCTAATTTTTTCATTTTTTGGTTTAATAAAATCTTCAGGTGTATGATACATATTAGGGATAATAATTGGTTCTTTATTAAATCTTTTTTTTAAGTATTCAGCAAGAGGAATAGTTGATGTTGTTATTTCATCTGACTGTTTAAACACAAAATCAAGTTTATCAAGTTCTTTTCTATTATAATGATTATGTGCTAGATTCCCTGCTGGAATACCCCAAATAAGATCATCAATATCTGATACAATTTTTTTGCCTTTAGATTTAATATATGGAAGCCATTTCTGAAAAAAAATATCATTAGCTCGTTGAAGTCCAATTACATCTACTTCTTCTAATCTTGGATCATTAGGTGGAAAACCAAGAGTATATTCTACATTATTCATGTGTTGTTTTAAAAATTCTGCTGGTTGTTTTACCCGCATATATCCACAACCATATATATCTGATGAAGTTGCTAAATATTTAATATTTTTAAATTTTTCGTTCATATTAAACCTTTATTAAAAATAATTAACCTAAAAGAATGTTATGAGTATTATTGTCTTTATTTCTTTTAGCACATTCTGTACACACATTTTTAGTAATTTTTTTACCTTCTTGAATAACAATAATTGGTTCTAAATTTTCATGTAAAGCACCACATTCTTGGCAAACTTGAAATAACATAATAGCTCTCTCTCTCCTTTTTAAATTAAGAAAAATCAAATCCTATATTAGATTCTTCTTTATTAATTTTATTTTGTTGTTCTTTTAACATATCTTTAATATGGATAGGAATTTCTTGTTGAGAATCATCTAAATTAAGAAGTTTCATTTTTGAATAATCAACACCTATAGTATAACATTTTTCATTATTACCAGCAAATCTAGTTTTAATAGTTTTTAAGATATATTTATTTTGTTCTTTCAGTTCAGGAGTTTGGATTAAAGCCCCTGACCAGTCAGAAGTTTGTGAAATTCCATAACCTAAACCAACATCTTCATTACTAACGTCTGTTTTTTTATCTTTTGCAGTACGATTAAACTGTGCTGCTGTCAATATTACAATATCAAATTCTTTAGCAACAGCCCTTATTTCTTCAGCAACACAATAAACATATAAATGTGTTCCTGTTTGACTAGCAGGCAGTCTATATGATGTAAATAAAGTTAAATGATCTAAAATTAAAATTTCTGGTACATATCCTTTTTTATTTTTTATTTCATTTAATAAATTCGTCAAATGTTTGGCATTTGTACTACCAGTAGATACTTCTTTGATTAATAATTTACCATGAGCTTGTGAAGCAATATCTTTAAATTTACTTTTAAATAATTTTTTATCCACTGTATTAGATAAAGTAGAAATATCTATATCTAATACATTAGCATCAATTCTTTTGCCAATTTCTTCAAACCCCATTTCACCAGATACATAAAGAATATTTTTACCAGATTTTAATAAACTAGAAGCACAATGGCATAACCATAAAGTTTTACCAACATTAGTTTGTGCCATAAAAATAAAAATTGATTTTTTAGCTAACCCCCCACCCATTGCCATATTTACCAAATCTATATCTAAAGTTATTTTATCTTCATTCTCTAAATATCTCTTTAATCGTTCTACTGCATCTTCAAAAAAATCATGCCCTAATTTTACTTCAAATTCAACACTTAATGCTTCTTTTATAATATCTTCTATTAAACCTTTTGACTTTTTATTATTTTGAATAATTTCAACTGATTCAAGTATAGCGTTTTCTAATGCTCTTGATTGACAAAATTTTTCAGTTTCTTTTATTAAAAGTTTTTCATCTGTTACTTCTTCTGTTGTTTTTAAACTATCTAAAAACTTATAAATCGAATCTGATAAACTTTCACTAATTTCATTATCAGTTTCTATGAGTAATTTAATGTCAGAAATTTTAGGTTGTTTATTGTATGTCTCATTATATAATTTAATTTTTTTGAATAAATTAATATGAATACTATCATTAAAATATTCTTCTTTTAAATGTGGTAAAACTACTCTAAAAAATTCAGAACTTGTTGTCATTTTTTTAAATAGATTTTCGTGTAACATTAAATCCTCTTTATCTATTAAAGGTGAGAGAACCTAAATATTATATTTAAGTTCTCTCAATCTCTCTACTTATTTCATATAGTATATATTATTTTTTAAGTTTTTTCAAGTTTTTTTTCAGTTAGGACAAACAATACTGTGAATTTCAGATGCAATTGTGTTTTTTCCAATAGTAAAATATTCATTAGGTGTTAAACTTTTTAAAATATATTTATTTGCATCATATACTTTAAATGTCATAATTCGATATAGTTCCGTATCTTCACAGTAAAAATATGTGTCAACAATAATTGTTTTAATATTGTCTGGAAAAGGAACAAAATCATATTGTTCCCTACGATAATTAATACTTTCAGGGGAATTATTGAACCTCATATAATAATCTAATTGAACCATTGGATACTCTGAAATGTCAATTGCATCTCCATCAATATAAATATCATATTTATCATTTGCAATGATTTTTACAATTTCAGCATTGGAATAAGAGACGGGGATAACCAGTAATGCCATAATTAAAATTAGTTTTTTCATTCTTTATTTCTCCTTATTATTAAGAATTGTTAATGCAACTTCTTGTTCTTGAATTTTTTCTTCAATATCAGTGACAACATCTTTAACTTCAATATCTTTAGTTTTACTCTGTACAAGAATCTTTGTAATAGTTTTTAATGTTTCTTTTGTATCAGAAATATTATTGGCTTGTGTATTAAATTCTTCTTTATAATTATCTGTCTCAATTTTTATTTCTTTAAAGTTAGCTGTAAGTGAATTTTGAATTCTAACTATATCATTTTCAGGATTACAACTCGGTTCTAAAAAATAATATTCAAATTCTTCTTTATATTTTTCGATTTTTTTAGAATTATTTTTGTACTTTAAAGAAAAATTACAACTTTGAAGATTTACTGAATGAACATTTTTTAAATAATTAGAAAAATTTTCAAAAGAACCCTGAATATAAATTGCTTTGATAATATTACCAATGTTGTCATAAAGTTTTTTAATTTCATCTTGATCTTCAGATCCAAAAACTTTTGCTACTTTTTCAACTCCTTTGTTGTCTCCTTCAAATCCAAGTGTAATGAGTTTTTTTAAACGTGAAATCTCTTTTTTAAGATCATTTGTATTTACCACAAGATCTGATAAATTTTCTGCAACTTCTAATGTTGTTGACATTTTAGTTTCTCTCTCTCCTTTAGTTAGTTAGTTGGTTAATTACATATCAATTAATAGTCCTCAATAGATTTTTTAAACTTTTTCATTTCTTCATCATGATTATACCCAATGAATACAAAAGGAACATCACCAAATTTATTTTTAATTTGCATATTATAATCTTCTTCAAGTAGACTCCAAAAAATAACTTCATTAAAATTGAAATCCTCTTGATATTTAGGGGTTTCCCCATCTTTAAAAACTGGTTTAATATTAAATTCTTTAAATCCTTTACCGTAATTAACAGGTTTATCGTTAATCATTTCTACAATAATTATTTTAATTCTATCTTCTTTAATAAATTTATCTAATTGAGTATCCATGTAAATTAATTGATGTTGAATCATATTTGCTTCAAGAGCAAATTGCCCTTGTTTAATTAGAGACATTCCTAGAGAGATTGCATCTTCACCATTAATCCACATACAAATTTCAGCATCAGGAATACTTGAATTTTTATTATTTTCAAAATCCGGTTGAGATTTAATATTAATATATACATCCCTATCTTCATAAGATCTGTCAGGAGTTTGACCTAAAATTTCAAATGAAATATTTTCATTATACTCCGATAAAGTAGAATTTGGGAATGTAAAAAAATCTGGGGTTTCTCTGCGATACATTACAGTTTTCATTTATGTTTCTCCTCTAGTTAATTGATTGTAGCTAAAAAATAAAAAAATGTCAAGTATTATATTAGTTATTATTCAGATTCTTCTTCATCAAGACCAATACTATTAGATATACTTTGGTAAGAAAATTTATTATGAAGGTATTTACCAAGGTATAGATCTAAAAATTCTTCCCATATTTCATCAGTAATTGTTGTAAATTTTTCACCTTGTTTATAATTAGTTTCTTCTGAAAATATCCAAGAACGACCTACTTTATTAATAATTTTTTCATCAGAACAGAATAATTCAAGGCCAGAAGTTTTAGCCAATCCATTATCAAAATCAATAGTAAATTTTACTTTTGTACGCTCTTTAGCTGTTCTACATTTAGAGACAGTAGAAGTCACTAAAGCACCTGTCATTGTTTTACCATCTTTTCCTTTTTCTTGAGATTTTGAAAATTCAGCAATGATACTTGCATTATACAAACCGCCAGATCCACCAGCAATTTGTTGTCCACCTGAAAAGAATCCACCAATTATAGCGTAAGTATGGTTTATTGCAATAATTGGTATATTTTTCACACCTGATCTAAGTGTAACAGTGCGGAATAAAGATTTTAACTGTGCTGCTCTTGACATATCTTTAGTTGTATTTCCTTCTGTTGAATCTTCTATTTCTTTATTTGTACTCAAGTTACCAATGGAATCAACAATCATAAAAATTTTATCATCTTCACCAACTTCATCAATAAGATTTAACATTGATGTTTTTAAATTTTCAACAGTATCAACAGGTATAAATAATAAACGTTCAGTATCAATCCCTCTACCTTTTAAATCATCTTTATTATTATTGGCCATTTCACTATCAAAGATAACACCAAAATAACCAAGTTCTTGAGCATTTTTTAAAGTTTCAAGTGCTAGATATGATTTTCCTGTAGACTGAACTCCAGCAAACATTGAAACTCTTCCTGAAGGTACACCTTTTTTATAATCACCAGAAATTTGTGCATTAAATAAATAATTGCCAGTAGAAATCCAATCTCTAATAGGAAATTTATCATCATTGTCATCACCCATCAATTGAGCATATTTACTTTTTGATGAGTTTAACAAACGTTCACCTAGACTCATTTTTGATTTTTTTTCTTTAGCTTCTTTGTCATTCTCTTTTAAAATCAATTTTTCTTCTCTAGATAATTTGATTCCATTTTTCTTTTTAAATTCTAATTCTAATAATACTTCATCACTAACAGCCATAATTTCTCCTCATTAGTTGTTTAAATTTCTCTTACAATTTATCTGTCTGAGAGAGCCAAAAGATTCTTGCTTTTTTAGAAAGTTCACTTGTAACATCTTTAGCACAAAGATTATTTTTAGTTAATGTATCTAGTTCTTCTGAAATAATATCTGAAACAATCCATTTCAAGAATTCCCCAGTATTTTTTCTATGAATCTCTTTTCCTTGTTCTTTTAAAATTGAAAGACCTTGTTCAAGACGTGATTCAGTCACAGTCATTTCAACAAATTCTTGAATATTATTTACTTTTTCAACATTAACAGAAGCTAAAGTTTTTACTTTTGATGAGGAATGTTTCATACCTTTAACTTTAAACCAATATTTTGGTGAAAGATCATATTTATTTTTCCATACAATCCCTTCTCCTGTTCCCAAAATACCAAAATATTTTCCAACAGGACATTCATTTTCAACTTGATTTGTTAATTCTTTTAATTTATTTTGTGCTAATTCAGGGTGTTCAAAGTCAATTTCCATTTCATAAGATTCAAATTGAAGAATAGAATATATTTTATTTTTATTTAAAATACTTAATTCATCCTCTGTAAAAACAGGTAGTAACCAATCATCATCTTTTTTAAAATTAAATATAACAAACATTTTTGGTAATTTTTCGATAGCAACCCCTTTTTGAATACCATTACCACAAAATTCCCCAAAATATACAAATGTAGAACATATATGTTTATTAAAGACATTTAATAAAACTTGTTTTGCTTCAATAGATATACCAGACATGAAAGCTGCAAACCCAGCATTATCTTTCAATACTGTAATTTCATTATTTCTAGATTGATATATAATATCTTTAGATTTACTATATACAACTGAAGAATTAGTACCATGTAATTTTGGTGTTCCTGTAAAAGTAAGTTTGGGGTATAATGTGTCATGGTTAAAAATTGATTGCCCTTCTTCATTAAATCCTTTGAAATCATTTTGTTTCCTAACAAATGATACAACATCACGAAACTGACCAATTTTTGGAAATTTAATCATATAAAATCCTTTTTATTAATTTTTTTCTACTTTATCACAGAATTTTTGATTTGTCTAGATTTTTTTTTATTTTCAGATAAGAAATCTTTAAAGCGAAGAATCAGTGAATTTGTTTCATTAATTTCTAATTTATTCTTGAGAATTGTGGTCAAGTATATAGAAAATCTAATATCGGATTTTTTCATACCTTGTTCAGAGAGTTGGTTGATAATTTCTAAACATTGTTTAGCGACAAAATGTTCATTTTTACCAGATTTTTTAGCGAATTTTTTTATTAAAGTTTTCATAAATGTATTTATATTTTACTGTAAAGTAATAGATTTTTTAAAATCTTTACAATTGACACAAGTACCACTTTCTAAAATATTTTTTTTAAAGACAATATTATTACATAATGGGCATTTGACTTTACCTTGTTGGTTTAAATAATCTTCATATTTAGCGTGTACAGCTTCATCACCATATTTTAAAGAAGATGAATTTTCATCCCAAAAGCTATCTTCTAAAATAACAAGATAATTTGAGGCAATAATATCATTTATATAAGTTGTTATAAGAGCCGATTCTTGACAAGTTGTACCTAGATAAAAAGATAAATAAAATAATTCTTTATCATTAATATAAAATAATGAGAATTTTTCAGAAATAATACAAAAAATATTATTATCAGGATCAAATGTTTTTTTAATATAATAATTTTTCATATAAGATTGGATAATATTAATAATATCATCAAAGATTTTATTAATGGGATCTTTTTTTAAATTAATCATTTTAATAAAACTCTTTCTTAAAAAATAACTTCCTTAATAGAAGAGAATCCTTTTACAATACTTGTCTCGAAAATTTTATCAAGATATTCCTGTTCTAGTTCACCACTATTATCAATCATAATTACACTTTTATTATATTGATCTTTAAAATCTTTTAATACTTTCAACAAACATTCACGGCCATTTGAATCTAATCCACTACTAATTTCATCAAGTATTAAGGTATTAATATTAGATTTTTTATTTTTATATATTGAAAAATTAATAAAGGAAAAAAGTATTGCTAGATTTATTCTACTTTTTTGCCCTTCTGAAAAAGAAAAGTAAGAGAAATTCTCTTTATGTCTTGTCTTAACAATCTCATTAAACTCTGTATCAAAATTAAAAATTATATCTGAATTAAATTTAATAAGATAAGAATTAAGTAAGTTATTTATTGCTGGTAAATATTTTTTGATTATAAACGCTTTTATTCCTTCTTCTGAATATAAATCTTTTAAAATTAAATAATGTTTTTTTAATTTCCCTGCTTCTATATATTTATTTTTTAATTCTTTAACTGAATTGTTATAATTTTTTAATTTAGTTTTATCAATTTTAATTTCTTTAGCTTGTTCGGATTTAATTATTTTATTTATTTCTTTAATTCTATTTTCATTTCTATACATTGAATCTTTAATAAATCGTTCATTAGCAATAATTTTATCTATTTTTTCAAGATCTTTTTCTTTATTAGATAAATAAGAATTGATCTCTTTTATTTCGACTTCAATCAAGTCAATTTTTGATTTCATAGAATCAATATTTTCTGAAACTAAAAGATCTTTAATTTTAGGACAACCAGAACAAGTATTGTTTAGGAATTTAATTTTATTTATTGCAAGTTTCATATCAGCTTTAACTGATAATTGACTTTCTTGAATATTTTTTAACTCATTTTTCTTTATTAAAATTTCTTTTAATTTAGATTCTTTTATAATTTTATTCTTATTAATTATACTTATTCCCATAACATATTTGTTATTTTCTTCATCAATAGAAAGTAATTCCAATTTAAGTTTATCAATTTTATCTTTTGCTTCTAGTTCTAATTCTTTTTTAATTTTAGTTAAATTATCAATATTAATAATTTCTTGTTCAATGAGTAATTCCGTATTCTCAATATCTTTTTGCATAGTTTTTAAATCAAAATCAATAAGTTTTATTTTTTCTTTGATGTTTTTTAACATAATAGAAAAAAGTTCAACATCAAAAATATTTTCAACAACTGATCTTTTTTCAGCTTTAGACAGAGTCATAAAAGATAGATTTTTAGTTAAAGACTTTATACCAATCTGATTAAAAAGATTCTCATTGATTCCTAGAATAGTTTCTTCTAAAATTTCTTGGTAACCTCTTTTAGATGAAGAAACAGGAACTATTTCACCATTTTTGAAAATTTTAAAAATATCTGGTTTTAACCCACGTTCAATTTTGAAAGAATCCTCCCCTTTTGTGAAATGAAGTTCAGCATAGAGTTCTTTTTTATTTTTTGAGTTGATGAGTTGTGATACTTTTATCTTTCTATAAGATTTACCAAAAAGTAAAAAATAAAATACATCTGTTGGAAATGTTGATTTACCAGATCCATTTACTCCTATTATTCTATGTACACCTTTTTCAAAATTAAATGTTGTTAATGAATTACCATAACTTAGAAAATTCTTTGCTTTAATCATTTTAAAATTAATCATTAGATAATCCTAAACTTTCATCTTGTGCTAACTGATACATTTCTGATGATAGAGACATTAATAAATTCTTTTCTATATTTTCTTCAAATGTCATTCCATCAATAAATGTTCTTATCAAGTCTATTGTATTTGTATCTGTTTCTAATGTTTCTTCAAATTCTGTTAAATTAAAATTTTCTACTACTTGTTCTGTATCAATAATTTCTATCTTATAATCATTTTTTGAAACTTCACATAAACTATTATAGAATATATCAAAATTAAATAGATTTTTACACTTTTTAACGTATATCTTTGAATAGTTAGTACTTACTATGTCTTTTGCTTTATCCTTCGTTATTTCGCTTGTTTTGTTCGTTTCAAGCCCACTTACAGTTATTACATCGTCATCATAATATAATTTAATAAATTTAGGTGTAATAATATTTTTAATATAGTCTAATTCATAATTATCCTTTAAAACATAAAACCCCTTTTCTTCATCAAAATCATTATAAGTTAATTGGTATTGTGTTCCTGTATAAATGATATTATCTTGTCTGGATTTAATATGATAATGCCCACTAAACACTAATTTAATGTCTTTAAAAATATTAGCATCAAACCCACCTTTTGACATGATATTTTTCATCATAGGAAAATTATTCATTTCAAAATGTCCTGCAATTATATCACACTTTTTTGGAACAGAAAAAGTTTTTTGGTCAACAATCCAAGGAATCATAGCAATTGAATATTTTCCAATTTTAATAGTTTTTGCTCTATCATATACAAAAATATTTTTGAACTCATTAGTATTTTCTGATAAAAAATTATGGGAAATCCTATCACGAAAATAACAATCATGATTACCAACTAAAATATGTAGTTTTATGTTGTTTTCATCAAACCATTTAAAAAATCTTGTTTTTAATTCTTGAAGAATCCAAAGATCAATATTATTTCTATTATGTACAAAATCCCCTAAATGAATTACTTCTTTAATACCATTCTCAATAAGATAAGGAAAAAATTGGTCATCAAAAAAAGATAGTTGGGTTTCAAATATTGATTTAGAACTATTATTTGTTCCAAAATGGGAATCTGATAAAAATACTATATTATTGTTCATTTTGAACTTCCCTTTTTTTCTTGACAAAAATATAAATAATTGTTATAGCTATTTTTATAAAAAATTACATCTGAAAGAGATATATTATGAAAAAAGAAAACAATATGCAAAAAACTATTAAAAAGTTATCAAGACAAGAAATTGGCCCTATTCCTTATAAAAGAATAGAAAAGACTAAAAAAGATAAATTAAAAAATAGACAACAGAAACATAAAAAAATTGATTATGAAGATTAATCATCAACAGATTCATCAATAAAATTTGGGTCATGGTCATCATACCATAATTGTATATTAGTATAATCAATATCACAATTTACATCAGAAACTTCACCATTTCTTAGTTCTGCTTGTTCTTTCTCTTTTTTCAGAATCATTCTAAATGAATTTTCAATACATTTAGAATAATAACCATAAGCATTATCAGATTTTTCAGGATTAAATTTAGCTAAATATCTAAAACAATTCAATGTTGCTTCAGCTTTCATTTCGTCGAGATAAGTATAACCTCTGAAATTATATCGTTTAGCATAATTAGATACTAAAAGAAGGATACTTTCAGTAACAAACTCTGGTACATCAGGCCACTCTGAACGTTTTTTACCTTTTGTCAAAAGTACCCATTCACTTATTTCTTTAGTAAATCTTTTATTATCAATATAATCCCTATCACCTTTTTTCCTTCTTCTTTTTCTTTTTGGTTCTTCTACCATAATTTCCTTCTCCTTATAATATATTATTTAAAAAATTATAGCATATAAGATAAATAATGTCAATTTTTTATAATGGATTTTTTTTACTTGACAGATCCGGTACTAGATGATATAATGAGGCTTGTCCGGTACCCCTTTGAATATCTATATTATAAGACAAAAAAATTAGAGTTTAAATTTCATTGTTTTGTAATTCCAATCTTGTTCATTATAATAAGTCAATCTTTCTTTAAAATGTTTCATTGCATGATTTTTATATGTAATTTTTCTTTCTTTATTTGAAAAAGAGGTATCATCAATTATATCATATAATTTAGCAAATTCTTTATTATCTGATAGACGTAACATTCTACCTATTGATTGAAGCACTTTAACTTTACTTTTATATGAAGAAGCAAAAATGATATTATGTATATTAGGTGCATTCATTCCTGTTGATGTTGTTCCATACGTTGCTAATAAAATAATATCATTTCTTTCTGAAATCATTTTTCTATATTTTTCTCTTTCTTTTACGTTAACATCACCATCAATATATAAAAGTGTTTTATTTTGTAATTTTTTTTCAAATAGATCTTTTAATATATAACCATGAGTTTCTTTTTTCGTAAAAAGGATAAGAGTATTACCTTCAGTTTTTTGAGCTAATTTTAAAATAAATTCATTTCTATTATTAAATTTATTAATCAAGGTACTTTCTTTTTGATAATCCTTTTTCCCATTAAAATAAAAATCTAATTTTGTTTTATTGTCATATTGAAGAATTAAATTATAAATTTTCATTTGAGAAATAAAGCCATCTTCTTGAAGTGATTTATAAGAAGCAAATTTTTTAATAGGGCCAATAGATCCAACAATAGAAAACCAATCAGCACTTGAAGAATCTGGGTATGTTCCTGACATACCAAAACGATATTTAGCATTAATACAATTTTTAGAAATTACACTTATTGATTTAGCACTTGCTCCATGTGCTTCATCAATTAATAAACAGCCAAATTGTTTAAATAAATCTTTATTTTTATATATTGACTGCCAACAAGCAATTATAACTTGTCTTTCAAAAACTTTTCTTTGCCCTGAATATAATTTATGACATTTATATTCTACATCCCAACCATAATTTTCAAAATCTGAATAAATTTGTTCAACCAATCCTATATTAGGTACAATTAATAATGTTTGTAAATTTTGTGTTTCCATAAATCTACAAATGATATATGCAACTAAAGATTTACCTCCTGAGGTTGATATATGAATATTAATATGTTTTTTACAACAAGCTTGATAAGCTGCTTCAAATTGATAATCACGACATTCAAATGGTAATTTTAAATATTTTATAAATTTTATAAATTCATCTCGTGATATTTTATTTTCTTGTTCAAAATGTTTTTCTACTTGATAATTACCAATAGAAGCAAATTCATATACTTTTTCTAAAAGTCCTATAGGCAAAGAATTATCAATAGAATTAAAAAACTTTATTTTTCCATCCCATATTTTTTCTTTATACAATGGAGTAAATTGATAGTTAGTTGCATATATTGAAAAATAATTTTTAATTTCTCTTAAAATTATATCAGATGCTTCAATAAGAAGTGTTGATTCATTTTTCTTATATATTTTAATTACTTTCATAGAAATATTCATCCTAAGAAAAAAAAGCTTGACAGATACGGTTCTAGATGATATAATGAGGCTTGTCCGGTACCCCTTTGAATATCTATATTATAAGAGAAAGTTTTTTGTACTTAAAGAGAGACCTTTTATATATTTCTAGTAAAAATATATAAATACAATTATTACAGTTATTTATATAATAAAAGGATTAAAAAATGAAAGAAACAATGATAGAAAAATTATATAAGAAATTTAGTGAGCTAAGAGAAGAAGCAGTAGAAGATTGTAAATTTATAAGAACAGAATTAGACAACTCATTCAACAATACAAATAAAATCATAAAGTATATAAATTTAAAATGTGAATGGAATAGAGTAAATAGAAAATTTGAATTAGAGAGAAAACAAAAATATAGAAAATTATATGAATTTTATCAAACAGATTATCCTTTAAAAATTAACACAAAAGATGAATATCAATTATTTATTGAAAGTGACAGTGAATATTATGATATACAATCAAAATCACAAATAACAAAAGAAATTATTATTTATATAGATTCAGTGTTAGATGCATTAAAAGGAAGAGGATATGAAATAAAAAATTGTCTTGAATGGGAAAAATTCAAAAATGGACAATAATTAAATAACAATTACTTCATTAGAATCAGATGCAAAAATTTCTGTATCTATATTTTTAATAGAAGTATCTTTACTACCAGTATTATTCATAAAATATAATACTCTTGTTATTAATTCTTCAATTTTAGGTGAAAAAATTTTATCAGAAAATACCTGTTTAAAATTTATATCACTGATATTTTTTATATGATATACACTTTTAAAATACATAGAATAGAGTAATTCATTAGAATGACTAATAGTAGATAAAGGAATTTGAAAAATATTTGTTTCTATGAAAAATTTCTCAATTAAAATTAATTTATTTATTAAAAATGAAATTTCATTTTCTTCAAGGAAAGATTGATAATCTAAAAAAGGTTGGACTAAAGAATAATAATAAGGGTCAAATGATTTAATTAAAGAATTTTTTTTAAGAGATAATAAATTATTTAAAACATTCATCATCAAATCATTAGGCATATTTAATGTATCAGATGAATTATTATAAGCTAAATCAACAATAATATTAGCTACAGATTCTGGTAATAAAGAAAAATATTCTTCATCTAAATTAATATCTAGTGTTTTCAAATCAATATTATTATCATTATCATTTAATATTGTTAAATTTATAAAAATATCATCAATATTATATGATATAGGAATACCTATATTAATTAAAGCATTTAAAATATCAGATTTATAGATTTTACTTGGGAAATTAGAAATATCTGGTTGTAAGTTACTTTTAACTTCTAAAACACTTAGTTTATAAATTAACTCTTTATATATATCATCAGTAAAAAAATATTCAGCTTTATAAAGTTCTCTTAATAAAGAATTATTTAAAGAGTTTAAAGAATTAAGAGTAGTTACAATAGAACTATGTTCTTTTATAACATTATTAAAAATAAATTTAGGATCTGATACATCAAGAGGTATATTTGATAAATTTTGGATTAAATCACTCATATATTAACCTAGCTTAATAGCAGGGGCAGATAAAGCAATAAGAGAAGATGAAGAAATATTAACTTTAGCAGCACTTATATTTACATTACCAGAAACAGTTATATTCAAATTACCACCAATTGATTCTTTTAAATTACCTTGAACTTTTTGTGTTTGATTACCATTTATATTTTCATTTTTATTATTACCAATAGAAATATCGCAATTATCAGTAATTTTTTCATTTAATGAAGCACCATAATCATTGTTAACATCACCACCAATTTTTGTATTTTTTTCATTATCTATATTTAAATTTTCTGATCCATGAATATTTTCAAATTTATCTTCACGAATTTCAATTTTTGTATTTTTATTTACAATTACAATATTATCTTGAAAAATAGTTATTTCCCAATTTCCATCAACTATATCAACTTTTTTACCAGTTGTTTTAGAAATTGCATCACCATTATCTAATTTTGAATCATACGTTCCTGATGGGTGTAAATTAACTTTTCTGACATTACCTGGTGTTTCATCTGAAATTTCAACAAATCCACCTTTATTTTCTCTAACAACTATTTTTCCGTATTCAGCTTTATCACTTGTTGGTGCTTCTTCTTTAATTTCATTAGAATTAGAAGATGATGATGCACTAGAAACATTACCTGATTTAGCTAATGTTGGTTTAATTCCATTAATAATAGAGCCAGCATTTGGTATTTTAGGTATTGGTGTTTCATTTGTTATTCCGGACGTTACTGAAGTTATTTTTTTATCTTTGCCCATTAAGTTATCTAGAAATTTTGGTTTTTCTAATGACTTAATCCCTAATAAATTTTTAATAGGTGTTACAACTTTTGTTACATTTGTATCTTTCTTTAATTGAGGAGTTATAATTTTTGCATCAGGAGTATCTTTTAAAGCAGCTGGATTTATTTTTTGATTACCATTTAGATCTGGTATTTTTGTTTGTATATATTTTGATGTTGAGGGTTCACCTTCTTTACGTTTATAAAAATCATAATTTGTTTTATTAAAAATATCTAATTTTGTTGCAGATATTAAACTTTTATATTTCAAATCTTCAATAGGGTTAGATTTAGGGATTAAGCCGTTTAAATCTTCAATAGATTTATTAAATACGTTAGTAATATCACTTGTAGTATCTGATATAGAAAAAGAAGTTATATTATCAAATGAAGTAAGAATTTCTGTACTTAAAGAATTTGCATTATTAATAACACTATTAATCAATGTAATATTAGCATTAAATTCTGGTATACCTAAAGTTTTTTGAAGTTCAGAAATTTTATTATTTATTAAATTGTTTATTGTGCTTTGAAACCCACCTTTTAATTTTCTTGTAAACCCATTCATCTGAGACGTAAATAAATTAATAGATGAAATATTAGTAAAATTTAATGATGTTTTAGAAGATACAATTAAATTATTAATATCAGTTAAATAAGCAGCAGATTTAGCTCCTTTACCATATTTTCTTTCAAGAGCTTTCATTTCATTATTAGTTCGTTTTTTATTAATTGAAGATTTTTTTGAAAAAAGCTTTATGGTATTTAAACTAGATTTATTATTAAAATTATTTAAAACAGCTAAAGAAGATTTTTTGGAAGAATTTATAGAATTTGTTATAGAATTTTCTGTTGCTTTAATAATATCAAAACTACTCATAATTATCCCATAGTCCTAACCCAACCCAACCAAACTAAATTCATTGGGTCATTTTGAATAAATTGTACATATACGAAATCACCAATATCAGGAATTTCACCAGAAAGACCTTTAGAAAAAGCACAGTGATTAGCCCAAACACTATGATTAGGATTATTATTATTCATATTATGAACACCTATAACTCTTACTCTTACTCTTTCTAATGCTTTAGGGTCAAGATTATTTATTACTTCAGCAATAAATATTCCTGATAAATTAACTTCGTTATCTAAATTATATTCTCTTCCTAACATATTACCAACTTATTATATTCCTTGAAAATTCTTTAAATCCATCAGAACATAAACAAATTGCTTGTGAATATTCTTCATAAAAAGAAAATGAATGGGATATATCTCTAATTAAATAATCCCCTTTATATTGTTTATTTATTTCAGAACTTTGTCCTTCAACATTTAAATTTTGTGAAGGAAAATCTAATTTTGCTAACCAGCCACATCTTCTATCAGGGTCACCATTAGTTAAAAAATTTATTTTAAATACATCTGTTGATAATAAAGAGTAATCATTTTGTATTTTCCCATTTAAGAGATCATTCAATTTTGAATCATCCCCTGTAATAGCACCTTTAGTATTAGGAAATAAAGAACAAAAAGCAATATTATGATATTTAATATCATTTAAATATTTTGGATATAAAGGATATTTAGATGATAAATGAGTTTGATTTACATTACTTATATTTAATTCAGTAGAAATTACTTTCTTTTTATCAAAATTAAAAGCATAATATTTAGTACCAGCACCACCATTAGATAACAATCTTATAATATCATAATTCGTTTCTACTGTTAAATTATCTATTCTACCACGATACCTTGGATTTTCTGGATTAACTAAAAATTCATCAAATCTTCCAAGACTACCTTTCATTAAATAATCTAATGTTGTTACATTAACTTTACCTGTTTTTAAATCAGTCCAACAAAGATAACCACCTGTTCCTGAAGAATTAATTGCAAAAGATAAAAGATATTTAATTATGTGATATGGACTCCAATAAGGTGATACAAAACTTTCAATAATTTGTTTTGTTGGTTCTATATATCCTATTTGTGCACCACATTCAGTTAATAATGATGATATAATTTGACTTATTTTCATATCATCATAATTTATAGATAATGTTTTAGATAATCCTTGAATTAACCAAGATGAACAAAAATTAAATCTAATTGTATTATAGTGTTGTTCTGGTAATACAGACCCCTTTTCATTAGAATATAACACATAATCTAATGTTAAATCTGTTTGCCCTTCAACTGTAAAAATAATTTTTATTTTATCTTCTGCAAAAACTTCACCTTTTTCAACAAGAGCTTGATAATCCATTATATCTATATAACCAGTAATCCCTGGTTGTGTAATTGTTTCAAAAATTTTTATTGCTGTTATATGTTCTCGAATAATTTCTATATCATTTATTAAAACTTTTTTTAGTCTTAGTTGTTCAATAGTTTCTTGAGACATGGAATTTTATCTTTCTAAAATTTTTTGTTGATATGCCCAGATAATATCATTAAGTGTTTGTGTTCTAGGCAATATAATATATCTTTTAAGCTCATTACTTTCAAAAAGCATATCATAGTAAGTATTTCTTGAATAAAGCCCTTCCTCCTCAAAATAGAGGTCACTAAGAGTATTTAATTGTTCTTGAGACAATGGCCATTCACTTAACGGGTCAGTTATATTATTAAAGACAAGAATTAACCACCAAAAATCAACAGTATTAAAATTTTTATAAGATACCATATCAGGAAGTTCACCTTCAAGTATCTCATATCTATTAATTAAATTTATGTCATTTTTATATTTATCATCTAACTGATATTTTATAAACATATTTTTAATTGTTGTTTTAACAGGTTGCCTATTAGACATAATATATGACGTACCAGATGTTGTTGATAAACTTTCTAAATAATCTGTTAAATCTATCTCAATATCTGGAAACTGATCAAAAAATGAGAAATTCATAAAAATCCTTAATCTTGAAATTTTTTAATAGATTGAAAGCTTAAATCTAATGTAACTTGTGTAGGTCTTTTATCTATTGTGTATATATGCATATTTGATTCACCTGAATAAGATATATTTAAATTTTTTAATGCCATCCAAGTATATTTTCCTGTTTCTCCATATCCTAAACCAACTACATCTTGAAAATTTATATCCCATACAGGCGGATAAATTAATGTATTTGTTTTGCCTGATGTTGATGCTGATTTTGATGGATTATTTGCTTTTTTAAAATTTTGTACAATTCCTTGTACAATTTCATTCTCTCTTTGTGAAATGGGCACCATAGAAAAAGAAAAATTTAATTCTATTGGGTTTGGCCCTTCATAAATAAGAAGATCCATAGGCATAGCAACACTACCATTATATGCTGATGCTGTTGCTGTTATTTTAGCACCAAAATTTGTTTTTAATGTGTTTATTAATTCGTTAGCAGCTGCATTTTTAAGATCCTCAGCTGGCCCACCTAAAATATTTTGTAATCCCCATGAAGATGTTGAAGCTTCTTTAAATGAACCTGGTAAATATAATGCTACTGATTCAATTCCTGGATATTGAGGCTCTAATTCTACTTTAGCATCTTTTTTATCCCCATAAGGAAATTTATATTTTTTGGGTGTAAAAAGAACCCAAGGACAATTTGCATTATATTCTTCTGGAAATCTTAATTTTAAATTATTAGCCATTAATATGTTCTCACTAATCTACTCGGGAAACTATTAACATCCCCTGTTAAAATAGAAATAATTGGTTTTGTTTTACTTGTAGACGATTGTGTTACAGAATTAATATTATTTATTTGTGGTTCTTTCTTCTCTATAACAGAATTTTGTCTATTTAGTTCTTCTTTTATTTTATATTGTTCAGTATTATTTGTTGTATTTTTTGTATTTTGTACTATATTATTAACATTATTTGTTGCTGGTTTATTTTGATTATATGTTACAGGACTAACAACTTCATTATCTATATTTTTAGAATGAGAACTAACCATTTCTATATTTTTAGAATGAGAATTAGTCATTTCTATATTTTTAGAATGAGGACTAACAACTTCATTATCTATATTTTTAGAATGAGAATTAGTCATTTCTATATTTTTTTGAACTCTTTTTTCTTCTGTATGTTTATTAAAACCAAGTAAACCAGATTTTTCAATAAGTTTTATTTCATATTCAACGCCTCTCCTTTTTAATTCTTTTTCAATAGCTTCTCTTCTTTTAATATCACCTTCAGAAATCCATCCATCATTCTTTTCATTTGTTGAAATTAGATCTAAAGAATTTAATAAAGATTCCGTTGATTTTGAATTTTTTTCTATATCAATTATTGTATCCTCAATTTTTGGAAAAAGAACAGATGCACCTGCACCAATAGCTATTGCAGGAAGTATTGTACTTGTTAAAGCTGTTGTTAAAGCTGTTGTAATTGTAGGTATTAATGCTCCACTTCCTACTAATCCTAATCCTTTTAATATTGTATTTGTTATTGAAGAAGTGTTTTCCTCATCTTTTGTTTTTATACCTGAATAAGTATTAGTGCTTTCTTCTGTTTTTAATGATGATAAATTTGTTTTTATTGGACTTGCTTCTAATTCTCTATCTCTTTCTATTTCTTCATTGTTTTCAATATTTCTTTTTTGTAAATCTCTTATATTTTCTAATAGTCCAGTATGAATAGTTAGTATATCAACAATTTTAGTAGTTAATGGTTCAATATTTTCTTTTTCTTCTGTACTCTTATTTGTTTTTACTTTTGGTGTATTTTCTTCTAAATCCTTTATATCTTCTAACAATCCAGTGCGATTATCTAATATATCAACAACATTAGCAGTTAATAATTCAATTTCTTCTTTTAAATCTTCTTTAGTATCATCTGGTATTATATTACCAAACCCTTTTTTTGATTTTTCTGGTAAATTTTTAGAAACAATATCATTAGTTTCTTCTTTTAATTTTTCTAAATTTTCTCTTTTTTGTTTATGTTTACCTGCTAAATCAGAAAGTTTAGAACCCCCTAATAATAAAGAGGGAGATTCTGTTAATGCACCAAGGCCTTTTAATAGACCACCACCTGTATGTAAAGCTAATTCTTTGCTTGACTTCTTTTTTAATTCTTCTTTTGTTTCTTTAAATTTTTCTTTCATTGTCTTAGCTGTTTCAACAGGATTTAATGCTGAAGAAATACCTTTCCCCATAATAATTCTTAGAGAAGGATTTTCTAATACCCCACCTAAAGCTAGACCTGTTGTTAAACCTACTGTTTTTTTAAAGTTTCCATCATTTGAATATTTTTTTAATGTTATAAATGATTTAGTAACACTATCTGTCACTAAAGAAAACATTTTCAAATCAGCATTTAATTTTGGTTTTTCTAGTGGATTTGTTTTATTAAGGTCATCAACATATTTTTTTGTTTTGTTAAGAGATTTTTTTACAAAATCATTAATAATGCCTTCTTGACTGGATAAATCACTAATAGTTATTGAGTTAAAAACAGATAATACATCATTTGCAAAACTACTAATCGAAGGATTTTTTATATTTTTTATATATTTAATAATTCGACTATTTATTAAAGATTTTTTTTTATTAAATTTATTTTCGTTATTCATAATGTATTCCTAGATAAAATATGCTCATGAATATTTATATATAAAAAAAAGACAATAATAAAAATTGTCTTTTTTAAAAAGGATTATTTTTTTAATTTATCTTTCAATTCCTTTAAAGTCATATAATAATATAATTCTAACTCATAAGGGTATAAATTATACATTTCCTCTAAACTAAAATTAGCTTCTTTTTTTAAGAAAAAGAATGTCTGATATAAATCAGGCAAATTTTGGTCTAGAGTTATAAAACTAAAAAACTTAACAAATTACCATAATTCATATTAATTTCTTTTTGACAATTAGGGTTATGGCATTTAACTGTTCTTTCTAATTTTACACTTGATAAACGACTTTTAAACTCTTTATAAATTTCAATCATATCATCAGAGTCAAATTGATCAAGAAAATCTTCTAATTCATTAAGAGTAAAAATAGTGAATGTTTCGTTTTTATAAGTTAATCCTTCTATAGAATTTAAAACTACATAAAAATCATAACGAGAAGAGTTAACCCCATACTCTTCTAATAATTCTTTTGCTTTAATATATGAAATTTCTTTAAAGACAATAGTAAGATTATCATTTATAATAGCAGGACTTTTATCAAATTCTTTAATTATTGTATTTTTGGTTAAACTAACTTCATCTAATAATTTATTTTTACAGTTTGGACAATGGTAATTATATTCTATTGTATCCCCTTTAGATAATTTTCTTATTTCGATTGCAATTTTTTTTATATCTTGTTCTGATAAACTATCAAACAATTCTGGATTATTTGTACAATTTTTAAAAAATTCTAATACATAATTTAATTTATTTTTTTCAAAGTCTGAATCTGAATCAATTTTAAACATAAGATTTTTTTCATCTTTTATTTTCCACCCACGAATACCAATATTTTTACCTGAAGGTAATTTTGTTTTAATAAAACTATTATCATTATCTAAAATAGGCAAACTCATACGACAATCTCCTTAGTTAGTTTATTTTTTAAATATTACTATGCATAATCTAAAATTTTTGCTTTTAAATCATCAATTGTAACTGTTGGTAAATCATCAATGTCAATTTCTTTATTTGTATCAACATTAATAATTTTTAATATTTCAACAACATCCCCCTCATCAGGAGTTTCTCTATCACCTTTCATACCTTTTTCAATATCATAAAAAACTTCAACTTCAGGGTCAATAATATCATTATCATAATCCTTAAAAAAAAGTTTAGTAGATAAAGATAATGGTTTTTTTTCACAGAGAGTAGAAAAGATTTCGCTAATAGTTTTCATAATTATTTCCTTGCAATTAAGTGAGTTGGGTCTAAAGTATCATCAATAGTTTCTATATTATGGAATTGATAATTAAAAATTACAGTACATCTTATAATTTCATTAAATGAAGAATAATTATAATTTATATCTTGTATTTTAGTAGGGAATACATTTCTAAATCTATCAACTCTTCTAGCTTTACCTTCAAAATCTAATGGCATTATAGCAAAATTACTAGCTACAATATCACTTAAATAATTTCTTGTTATTCCACCTGTTGCTGTATCAATATGCAAAGCTGATTGCATCCATTGATAGAAAAAATTTCTCATTGTTAATTCAGAAGTTTCTAAGAATGTAATCATTAATGAATCATAAGATCTATTTTTAAAATAATAACGATTAACACCATTTAATTCTGAATCAACTGTAGTAATATTTATACTAGGACAATCAACAGATATTACTTGAAATTCTAACCAACCATTTTCTTGAAATTTATATATATTTGGTGCATTAAGTAAACAAGCATATCTGTTAATTAATGGTATACCAAGATTGTCATATATTGTTGATTTATTTTTAAATTCTTCAATATCAAGAACATTATTTAAATCTAATGATTTTAATTCACTCATAAAAATTAATTTCTTTTATAAAATTCTAAATTAGTAAAAGGCATTGTAACACTAAACTCTTGAACTTGTGAATCTGTTTCTTGATTAAGTGTAATTTCTGAAATATTTTTTGGCCAACAATTACTTGCTTTAACTGCATAAGTTTCACTATGAAAACTATCAAATTGAAAAATAGATACTTCACCACTTAATGCTAATAAAGGTATTGATCCAATATCTTTTTGAGAATTAAAAATAGTTAATCTTTGCCATCTATTAAAAAGTGATCTTATATTAAAATCTACATCATTCCAAAAAGTTATAGACAATTCACCAAAGTTAATTTTATTAGATGGAATATGTAATATTAAACCTGCTCTTTCATACATATATTCATCAATCTCCATAGAAGGAAAAGATGCGCTTTTAACAAGAACTTCTACTTCATTTTTCCAATCAGATTTAAGAATATCAGGAGGATTTATTTTTACTTTAAATTGATTAGGTCTAGCTAAATCTCTGAATTTTGTTTTGAGAACATCAATATGAAAACTATCTTTGTTTGCACCTGAGCCACCAAGTTCAGAAATATTTTTAGGAAATAATTCATTTTCATAACCAGAACTGGGAGTTTTATAAAAATTAGGTTTTATTTTACCATTATCTGTAGCCATTATTTGCCTTGTTTCCAATGAGAATATGCAAAATCAACAGTAAAAATTTCTACTTGATCACTTGAATTCATATCTAATTCTATTGCTGATATATTTTTTGGAAATATATTAAAAAAAGTATAAAATGCAAGAGCCATTTCATTATCCCCAACTTGATAAATTGTTATAGTTGCATCATCTATAACATCTATTCCATCCAATCTTGTGTTTTCAGAATTAACAAGTTGAATTTGTTCTATCCAGTTTTCAAAAAATAATCTAGGTTCCCAGCCATAATGATTTAAAAATGTTATTGATAAATCTTCATGTGTATAATCACCAGGAAGTTTTAAACTCATCCCGTGATATTTTATTTCTATCTCACCTAAACTTTTTTCAGGTATTTTTGCTGCTTGTGCCATATATGATAAAAATTCAATATCATTTGGTACATCCACTGATGATGGCGGATATACTGCAACAATAAATCTATTAGGTTTGACTATTTGATATAATTTATTTTTAAACTCTGTTAATTTTATCATGTAAATCCAATTATATAGGGGTAATACTGATAATCTTTTCTTTAAAAATAAGACATTTATTTAAAATTATACTATCTGAATAAAATGCTACAATTTTCCCTGAAAGCATTGCCCCACCTGTTAAAAATACTTTAAGTTCAGTTTTTTCTCTTTTGTGTTTTTCAAAAAAATCAACGCATTCCATGTTTTTCATTCCTTATTGTGAAAGTTTATATTTATTTATATCTATTTTGCTGCTTTCTTTTTTGTATTAACAATATTATCCAATTCTTTAAATACTTTTTGAAATTCTAAATTAAAAATATCTTTGCTTTTTGTCGCTTTTAATTCATTTCCTTTTGGAAAATGATTATTTATAATACTTAATAAAAAATTTTCAATATTAGAATCATTTGAAGTTAATATAGGATGTTTACGAAATTTTGTTCTCAGTTCGTTTAAAACTGTTTGATTTAATAAATTACTCATTTATAACTCCTATATTAAATATCTTTTATTGTTATTTAGTAATAAAAAAACCCTATTGATTTTTTCAATAGGGTTTTTAAAAACTATTATATATTTACTTATTCAAAAAATTCACATGAGTCATTTAATTGTTTTGATATAGATGCTAAAATATATCCATGACAAGGTTTAGGAGCGCAATAACAAACTAAAATTTTATCATAAAGAGATTTAACTTTTTCTCTAAACCACTTATCAGTATCCACTCTATTTTCTAAATATTTTAAATAACAATCTAATGTAGATCCGTTTGTTATATGTTTATTTCCACATATAAAACATTTTTTATTTTTGACAATAGTATTTCCAAAAATTCCAGGTCTACCTATATAAATATACCCATTTTGATCAATATCTTTTTTAAGGAAATTTATAGGAGCATCTTTAATATGGATAACATTCTTTTTCATATCACTTCACAACATATTCAACATGATTAGATTTGATCGTAAAAATAGTTTCCGCATTAATATGGCGGTAACCTTTAGCATTTACATCAAAAACAGTTTTATATTTATTATCCATTTTTGGTTTTTGACGAACAGGATTAGGATTCAAATATTTTTTGACTCCAAAGCGGCAAGTCATATTTCGATTTGTACCGTCTTTTTTAATAAAACCAACAGAAAAGAAAGCTGTTTTAGGAATAAGATTGAGAACCATTGGAACTTCTTCTTGATTGATTTCAACTTTCATTTGTTATCTCCTTTAGTTAGTTATTGTTACTTACAAAATAAAATTAACATATAACGGATTATATGTCAATATTAATGTTTAAATAAAATATGTTTTAATCCTTCTGGTAGTTCAATATGTAAAATTTCATGAGCATTCAGCATAGCATTTAAAACTTCTCGACTATTACCTGTTGTATTTCCCCATTTGCGCTGTATTTGATTGTTTTTAATATTACCTGTGTCTTCAATCAATTCTATCATAACTCCATAAGAAAAAAGATTTTCGTTTAACATACGAAGATTTTTGATTCCTGCTAAAATAAATTCACTAGCATATTTTGTTTTCATAAAAAAATCTCCTGTAAAGTTGATTACGTTATGTAAATACAATACAAGAGATTTTGTTTTATGTCAAGAATTATTTTTTTTAATATATTATATATAATTTTTTAATTCATAATTTTTAATCCTCTGTTCTGATTTGTTTCTTATATATATTCATTTTTTTTAACTCTCTGCTTATTTTACCTTTTTTAAAATTTAATTGATTAGAAATATAAGGTACACTAAATCCTTCTTCATATAATTTTTTTATTAAAAATAATTGTTCATTGGTAATAGGAATATATCTAGCATTTAATTCCCCTGATCTTTCTAGACTCATTTTAGCTTTTATTTCGTCAGAATATTTTTTACCAAAGTTAGGATTTTTTTCACCAAATAATCCTTTACCATACATAGGATTATTTTCCCCACGCATTTTATTTCTGCTTTCTTCAGACCATTTGTGACCAAAGTTAGGATTTTTTTCACCTTTTATTAAATAACCTTTATTTTTTAACCAATGGTTATCAGACATTTTTTGTTTTGTTTCCTCACTTCTTTTTGAACCAAGATTATTCTTAGACATTTTTTGTTTACAAATTAATGCTTTTTCTTCACCTAATCTTTCAACCCATGTTTTACCTTTAATAATATCAGATAATCTTTTTTTTACTTCATCTGAATGTGTTTTGCCATACATACCATTTTTTTCACCTCTTAATATTGGTGAATGACCTCCTTCTGATATATTATAACCTATTTTATTATCAGTAGAATTATAGTATGAAATATAATATATCTCTTTTGTATTTAATTCATCAAAAGAATCAGCACGGTCTATCTCTTCAATGATGAAATTTTCAGCACCATATTTTTTAATGGCATTAGATAAATAATAATTATTTTTTCTAACACAGTGTTGGTAAAATCTTTTATGTATATTCTGTGTTGTTTGCCCAATATATATTTTATTATTTAAAACGTTTAATATTTTGTAAATCACCCCATACATTATAAAATCTCTATTTTTGTATTTTTAACATCATTAATATTTTTAACATTATAGCTCACTAATTTTTCTTCAATATCATAACCAATATAATTATCAGAATATTGCAAATCTATTTTTATAGCATTTATATCTTTATCAGATATTACTAATAATAATTGTGCTGCTCTTGATGATAATTGTAAATCACTATTTGAATAATTATTCCCACCACACAAAGATGAACTTCTTGAATATGTATCACTTATCATAGTAGAATGAATATGACCAAAAACAATATAATTAATTATTATATCTTGGTCAGCATATTTACCTTTAATTTCCATTATCTTTTTTTCAACATTACCTTTTCCTATTTGATTACCATGAAGAAATAAAATATTATTATTATTAATTTTAACTATTTGTTCTACAGGATTATTTCCGATAAATTTAATATCACTTTTTTTAAACATTATTTTTAAAATTTCATAAACAGTATAATCATGATTATTTGTCATAGATATTTCAGAACTACCGTATTCATCACTAATTCTTGATTCATTACCTGTCACCCCACAAATGGAAAGATTAAAATCTTCATTTAATTCAATAATAACTTGTTCTAATAACATTGCTGTTAATAAGGTTGCTCTAGCTAAATTTGTTGCTTGATTTAATAATTCATCCATTCTTCTAGATGAATTTAAAAAATCCCCTAAACAAACAATTAAAACATTATTAATATTTTGGGATTTAAAATATTTTTTTGATTCAGTTACATATTTTTTTAATCTTTTTGATGCAATATTAAAATCATATTTATTTGATGGAATATCAATAAGTTCATTCAAATGTAAATCTGATAAACAAAATACACCAGTTTTATTTTTATCTATTTCTTGGTGTGTAATAATAGGTGTTTTAAATTTTGTTTCTTGTAATTGATTTATAAGTTCATTAGTATAATCACTTAAACAATTTTCAACTCGAATTTGGTTTCTTATTTTACGTTCAATTCTTTGTTGATCCATTAAACGTTGTTTTTGTTTTTCTAATTTTGCTGTATATATTGGTAGGCGTTCATCTGGATCTATTATATTTTTTTCTTGTTCATTAATAATACTTTTACAAATTTTCAGAATATTTCTTGCAAGTTTTTCAGAAATTCCATATTTTTTTGCAGTAACATATCTTCCAACATTAGGATTTTTAATAACATCATCCATAATATTTTTTTCTAAATTATTCATCAATTACCTCCAGTAATATATTATTTTAAGAAAGATGGGCCTTTTTTCTTTTTGTACATATTGCTTTTTCTTCTTATATCAGCTGTATATCTATCTATTCCAAGTACATAATTCCATTTTTCTTGTGGTACTTCTTTAATTCCAGTAATATTTTTAATAATATATTTTCTAACTGCTAGAATACCAGCTTTATATGGTCTTTTCTTTAACATAGTATAAACTAATTTAAATCTTTGTCTTTTCTTCCCTCTACCTATTGTTTTACCCATTATTTCTTGAAGATCTTCTAAAAATTTAAATTTATGATTTTTTGGTATCCAATGAACATTAACAGCAAGAAGATATGGTTCTTGAATGTCTAATACGAAAATTAAAGGATTTTTATCATATTCTTCTAATTTTCCTAGACCTTTAGGAGTGTATTTAAAGTTGTATAATTTTTCAGGATTAAGTTTCATTTAGGCTTATTCTATAAGAATTATTGCTTATTTAATTGAAGTATTTTATTTTGAACAGATTGAATGTTGAAACATTTATGCCCAGAAAAATCATTTTCATACCGGATTAAAAAATCAAGAAATGCTTTTTCTTCTGTTTCACCTTCACCATATAATTCTTTGATTTCATCAACAAAAACATAATAAAGTTTCTCATCATAATCAAATGTTATTTTTATTTTTAAATTCATTAATTACCTCAAATATTTTATAATACTCAGCCAATGTATTAGTATTTAGTAGAATTTATTCAAGAACAAAAACTAAATTACCACAATCCCATATTCTTCTGAAATTATTGTTAAACATATTTTCACTTTCAGTTAAAGAAGGATCAAAATTTTTCAATAAATTTTTTAATTTATGTTTTTGGAAATTTATTCTAGATTGTAAAATTAATCTATTTTTATGATGATTCATGTCTATATAAAAATAATTTGGCTTTGATTCATGTAATTCAATAAACCCATTTTTCCTATATAAATTACCATTAGATATTCTTCTATCAGCATAAGTTATAATTGAACCTACATTATTTTTTCTAAAATGTTTTAAAAGTTTTGAAAACCCACCTACAACATTTATATTTAGTTTGTTAGCAAATCTAGTGATTTCCCAATCATATTTTTTATTATATCTTGATTTTGATAAAGTTAATGAACATATTAATTCGTTGTTATAAAAAAGTCCATAACATTCAGAAGAAGGTATAAATCCTTGTAAATGATTATTATTCATAAATTCTTTAATATTTTTGCTATCTACTTTTCTTAATTCACATTTTCTAGCATAAATAGTTTTATTAAGACCTATTTTTGAATTTATTATTGATTTCCAAATTTTTTGTTTTTTCTCATCAATCCATTCATTTTCAAAAATATGAAGTAACTGAATCCCCATTTTTTCACACATTAATGTTTTATTTAAGTGATACTTTTTATCTTCTTTTAAATAATTATTAAGAAGTGAAGATGCACCTTTTCCATAACTATGATATAAAATTCCATCATATTCTATAGCTATTTTTTTATTTTTAATGAAAATATCAAGTTCATAAGGACTAATTATTGTCCTACTGTTTTTAATTATATCTTTTTCTAAAGTACAAATATATTCAAATAATTCTAATTCAGCTTGAGGAATGTTAACAGGGTAACAATCAATACATCTAGTGATATTAATAGAATGTCTAAAAAATTCTTTGTTGCATTTATTACATAGATATTTCATCTCTGATTTTTTTAAATGATAATCATTTTCCGTAAATAATGGGGTACTTCCTTCATAATGATAACATCCCCTATTAAAATCACTTTTGAATTTCTTTTTTTTATGATTACTTTGTCTTTCTAAAACTTTTCCAGGATATTTCTCATCATTATTTTTTTTAGTTTGTTTAATTTTTTCAATTATTTCAGAATTTTTATAAGGATTATTTACTCCATATTTTTCTATAAAAGTTTTTTCAGCTTTAACTTTATATTTTTTATCTTGAAGAAGATAAGGAATACCATATTTTTCAATATTAGTTTGTTCTCTTTTAGTAAGAATTTCTTCTTTTTTTTCTTTTGTATAATTTAATTTTATTTCAGAAATTTTCTTTTTACCTTCTTCTGTACAAGTCCAATTATCAGCCCCATATTTTTCAATATTAGTTTTTTTAATTTTTTCTTTTCTTTTAGGATTTCTTGCAGCACAACTAGTTGAACAACATTCTTTCTTAAGTGGAATAACAATTTTGCATACAGGACATATATGTTGTTCTGTTAAATCTAATAAAATATGTCTGAGTTTTTCGCAATAAGAAATATTACCTTTAAAATTTTTACAATGAAAATCTATAGATTCTTTGAGTAAAGAATCGTTATTTATCCAGCTTTCAGTTTTAGGTACTAAATTTGTTGAATTAGGTCGAATTTTATGACTTACATATTTTTTTATTTCATCTTTTGTTAAAACCATTATATTCACTCCTTATTTCTTTAATTATACATTAATTAGGGGTAAAAGTAAAGAGATTATATAATAAAAAAGCTCCTAGAAATTAATCTAGGAGCTTTTGAATTTTACTTAATCAATTAAGATTAAGCAGTCCAGATGCCGTTGCCGCCAAGAGCGGAACCGGTGAAGTCTACTGGAATATAACGTTGATAATTTTCTGTTCCAAATAGATTCCCTGTGATTGCATCTCTTGTCATGAATCCAATACGAGGCTGGAAAGTACTTGGATCAATTACTTTCTGCATCATTAGAGGAATATAAGGACAATAAATTATACCTGCATCTAATTCACTAGTACCTTTATAAAGCACAGTTACATAATCACTAGTAGCGAAAGTATCAAGATAGACAGTAAAGCGGCCATCAAGAGTACCAACTTTAGCAATACCAAGAGTAGGTTTAACAGTACCAGGAACAGCTGAATACATAAAGCCTTGAAGAGACTCAAGAGCAGATACAACATTTGAAGAACAAATGAGGATATTAGCAGTACCACGGCGAGTAGTTAGTGCAACTTTGTTAGCTTCAGAAAGAATTCTGGTGTATAGAGTACGAAGTTTTTCACCTTCCCACCGACCATCAGAAGTATTGAAAGCAACAGTTGAGGTAGAACCAGGAGCATTACCATAAGACCAAGTAGGAGTTTGAGTAGCTTTAGTATTGATAAGATCAACTAATTCACGATCTAGTTCAGCAGAAATTTCATATTCAAGAATATTAATAAGTTCTGCTTCGGCATCAAGACCATGAACATTTTTTAAATCTTGTGCTAATTCAAGAGTGTACTCTGCTTTTAATTTACGTGTTTGAGCTTCAATTTGAATCCGCTCAACAGTCATTTTCATTGACTTCATGGTTGTTTTGTCAAGAACTTCACCAGCAGCAGTAGTAACCCGAGGAATGTAATTTTTGAAGATTAGGTTGTACCCAGCTTCATTGTTGAACAGAGCCACAATAGTGAAAATTGCGCCACCAGTAGTTGCACCAGTTGCACCAACAGTGAATAGAGCAGCAGCTGAAGCAGCAGGAGTTGAAATAATAGCTTTACCTAGTTCAGAATATACAACAGGTAGTGTAACAAGTTGACCAGCAATTTCAATCACATCAGTACTGAAAACGAAAGAGGGATCATCAGCTAGAATAGCAAAAGAACCAAACGTTGCGGCAGCAGCTTCGCCACGAGTAGAAAGACCACGATCAACAGTAGAACCAGTTAGGGCACTATTTTGTGCATCAGTACCAGCATAAGCATAACGAAGAGCGTATGCATAGCCAGTTGGTTGTTGCATAGGTTGTACTGCAACTAATTCATTAGCAATAAGATTGGGGAAAATACGGCGAACAGCAGGAACAAGAATAGGGGTATACTGTGCCATATCAGCAGCAGCTTGACTATTCTCATTTAGATAACTTTCTTCATTTTCTAAAAGACGTGCCATTCCTTCTTTGTTTGAAACAACAGGGGCTTTTTCTGTATCAATAATTTCGCCCCATTTTTCAACTAACATATTTTTTTCTTCCATTTATAAATCTCCTTTTTCTATGTGTTGTTATTTAAGATATTTAAGATATTGTGAAACAGATGTTTTTTTATTTTCAACTGGTACTTCTTCAACATTTTCATTTAATTTACTAACTTCTTCATCATCATCTGATTTACTTTCAGTGATAATTTTTTCCATAATAGTTTTTACTTTAGTTTCAAAAATTTCAAGAGTTTCAAAATCAAGTTTTTTTGTTGTCTCAATAAGTTGTTCAATTTGAAGATCAGTAGCACCAACAGAAGCTTCGCTAATAATAGCAGCACGTTTTATATCTTCATTTTCTTTTTTTGATTCAATTAAATTATTAGTGAGTTTATTACATTCAGTTTTCAATTTTTCAATTTCATCTTCTGCATCAATAGATTCATCAGATAAGGAAATATTAAATGCTTCTACCATTTGATTGAAATTTCTTAAAACTTTTTCTGCAAGTTTTACTTTTGAAAAATCTTCAACTACAACTTCATTTTCCTTAATATAATCTTTGACAAAATAATCCATATAATCATCAATTTGTTCTACGAGATCAGCTTTAAATACTGTAAGATCCGCAGCATTAGCCTCCTCTAATTCTTTTTCTTTTTTTTCTACTGCTTCATTTACAGCAGATTCAAAAAGAGTTTGCATTTTTAGTTGTACATCCTCTGTGAAAATTTCTTTATCCATTGATTCAAAAATCATTTTTAAAGAATCTTTTTCTTCATTTAACTTATCATCTTCCATTAAATTATCCTTTCTTTTATGTTATAGTTTTATTTGTTTCTTAAATTCTTGATTTCATTGTTTATTTATTATAATAAAACTTTTTAATGTAAATAAATTTATAAGTAGTTGAAAAATAAATAAATTATTTATTTTTAATTTTATTTAATGTATCATTAAAAAGTTTTAAAAATGCAGCAGCTTTTTCATCAGTAGAAACATTGTGTTCAATAACAATATTATCAGCTTTCTTAAATACAGTATCAATTTCTTCTTCTGTTAAAATCCCATTCTTGATAACCCACTCTTTTTGCGATTCCATAATTCCATCAAGAAAACAATTTGGGCCAGATGGATTCCATACTAAATCTTGACATATCATGTGATAATCATTCTGAACAATCCCATTTTTTAATGTTCCTGTACCTCTTGATGATATACCAATTTTTATTCCTTCTTCCACAAGTGCTTTAGCTATCATTCCACAAGGAAATGCTGGTTTATCAAGAATTTTAGCTTTACCAATAGCTGTATTACCATCCATTTTTAGTTCTGTTACTAAATGGGAAATTCTTGAAGGATCAATATCTGTATTTGATGGATGAAGTAATTCACCTACTGAACGTTTTTCTGAAATTACTTTGTTGTATTTTTCTACTTCTCTTTCAATTATACTTTTAGGATATATTCTTTTATTTCCATTTTGTATCTCTGCTTGAAGAAATGGCCCTTTTAAATAAAATATTTTTGTTTTTGCCATGCCTTCTTGTAGTTCTTCTACTTCTGATTCTATTAAACTAAAATCTACATCTTCTAAAATTAAATCGGACATATATTACTCCTTCTTCTTTTAAATTTATTTTTGATCATTATTTTTTTGGAATGTATTTTTTTCTAAGTAGTTAACGAAACCTTCTAAATTTGTTTTCATTTTATCTTTTACGATAGAATTAATAGAAGATTCAAAATCTTTATAATCTTTATTAGATACAGATGCAATTGCTTTTTCAATTTCTGTTGACATAATATAACTCCTTTTAATAATTATATTTAATATAAAGTTTTTAATACTCCGGAATTATCTTTAATTTTTATAATATTATCTAAACTATCTAAAAAAATAGAATTATTAGGAACATTAAGTGAAGGTATAGGTGTTGAAAAATTCAATAAACTTGTTGAATAGACATTTTTACTAGCATCAATAACACTATTTATTTTTTCTTGAAAGGTTTCAAATTGGTATAATGGAGTTGCTGAAGTTCTACTAACTTTAACATTTTTTATTATTCCATTTTCGACATAAATTCTATAATCATAATTATTAATATAATCTTTTGTTTCTTTATAGAAAGAATAATTAGCATCAAAAGCAACAACATTTAAAACTAATGTACCATTAAGAATATTAATTAAATAACCTACTAATAGTTTTGTATCTCTAATATAAAAACCATCAGAAACCTCTGGAACAGATAAAGGATCTAATTCAGTAGTAATAAGAGCATCATTTTCTACTTCAACCATATATTTTTTATTAAGATAAGCACCTGATACAGCTTGATCAACTAAAACATAAGGAGAAGGAAGATATTCTCTTTCTTCAAAAGAAGAAACAGCATTTATAACTTTTAAATCATATCTAGCGCCGGAAGAAATATCATCAACATTTACAGTTAAATTAACTAAATCATCATAAACTTGATTTTCAATTGCTAATAAACCATCAAAAACTCTTAATCTGTAAGTTTCGTTAACACCTACAGCAGAATCGTTAATAAGAACAGAATAAACTTTTTTATAATCAGGAAGAACAATTTCGTTTTGAACTAACATACCATGATAGATAAAAAATACATAAGATTTAATAGTCAATGAATCTGATATAATTAAAGATCTATAAACATCTTCTTCAGGAACATCAGAATCCATAACATCATCTAATTCGACTAATCCTTTATAGACAAGAATTTTTTTAATTTCTATTTGTTGAGGTGATGCAGATATATTTGTTAATTTTACATAGACAGAACCAGAAACAGATGTTGAATTTGTTTTAAATTGGATAATATTTTTTGTAATAGAATCAGAAGTTAAAAGAGAAGTTGTTGCTTTATTAATTTCTAAAGAATCATTAACATTAAAAATTTGGTTTAAATTATCAGCATAAACACCAAATTCTAAAGATTCAGCAACAGGACTAGTTGAAAAAATAATTGCAGTATATTCTTCATTAGGGTTTAAAAAATTTATATTTTGAGATAATGAACCTGAAGGTGAAATATTAACAAATGAAGATCTAGAAACAGGATTGTAGACAAAAGAAGTTATGCCACCTGTTTGCCAATATAAAGGCATTGTTGATTCAGATATAATTGAATTTAAATAACCATTACCAATTCTATTTTTTTGTTCTAACTTAGCAAGATCAATTAAGAATTGATTTGTATTCTGTTTAAGAGAATACACAGACATATTATTGGATGTTAAATATCTCTGATTTGTATTTGCGATAACTGTCATTTATTAACCTCAAATTATAAAATAATTTTAAATTCTTCTACTCCAGAAGTTGAATCTGCATATTTTCTATAAATAGGAATTTTATTAGAAAGATATAATAAAGTGCCTATATCATATTTTAATAAAGTTTTATTAAAAATTTCATCTAATTCATAAGTTGGTGCTTTATATAAAGGATTAGACATAATTGCACCAGTAGAATCTAATGGGCTATAACTAATAAATAATTGTCTATATACATCTTCAGTTGGTGAACCAGAACCACTAAGATCTACTATTTTATTTATGAGAGCAGAATTAAACCCATATTGTAAAGCTTTTTTTAAATTTTGTGTTTTTGCAATTGTAATTCTTGCAACAGCTGATGTTGGTTCTGAAACAATAATATCATTAGCATTTATTGTATGTGAAAGAATACCATCTATTGTAATATATGAATTATCAACTTCATAAGATACATCATTTATAGTATATAAAGTTGTTGGATTAGGAAGATAAAAAGTATCACCAACAACAAAATTTAAATAATTATTCATTTCTATTGTTGAATCACCAAAATTAGCAGTTGTTTTAACAGATCCTATATGTTCAACACCTGAACCATTTAAATCAATAACTTCTTTTTCAAACCCATACCCACCACCAGATACTGCATTTGTATATAACTCTGTATCTGCTACACTTAACATTTCTTTGATGAACCATACATCATTAGAATTTATTTGTATCATCCCTTTTATATCAAATATAGAATCTCCTAATAAAGGATTTTTGAGATATGAAACTTCTAACCCTGGTGGATTTGCATCAGAACTTGGAATTGCTGAATCAAATGGTAAATGTTCATTCCAAATACCAAGTTCATCTATTTGTCTATTTCCAACTATAAATTTTATATATTGTCCTTCTGAATCAATATAATTATATCTAAAAGCTACATATTTTGATACATTACCTAAATCACCTTCAGGTGATACTAGTTCAAAATATATTTCATCTGAAGTGTTGTTTGGTGATACAAAACTCATATTGTCTATAAGAACATTTCCTCCAACATCTTTTAATACAAACGTATCATTTAACATTTGAGTTTTATTACTTGTTGCTACAAGTGAAGGACTTTGAAAAATAGCATCAATATCTGAATCTAAAATTGATGAAGGATCTTTTAATCCAACAACATAAGATTCACCAATAATATTTGTTATTCTTTGTACTCCTGTTAAAATTACAGCACTTGTTGATTTTGAATATAATGTACATTCTGTTGAATAATAAGGTACATTTACAAAAGATTTTGATAATATTTTTGCTGCATTTTCAAAGTTACCACTTGATGAATGATTTACTATATAATATTCTGCTGATGCTGATTTTGAAACAATAGTATAATAATCTTTAGGTATTCCTTCTATTAACATCCAATGTTTGCCAATAAAATTTAATTTTAAATCACTATATATAGGGGTAAGTCCTAATAAATCTGATTGATTATTAGGAACTTTATATAAACTAACTGTTGTATTACCTCCAGAACATGATGCATTCCTTAATGAATTACTATCAAAAAATTTATTAGCTAATTCTGTATCTCCTTCTGTTGCAACAATATCTTCAAAATTACTTTCCCCTCTATATTCAACATATACTAAACTATTAATTCCCCATTGAACATTTGGCGGTGTTAAAAGTGTTTCAACAGGTTTTTCCCCTCTTGAAAATCCTAAATATGATTGACCACTTTGAAGTCCATCAAATAAAAATTTTGTTACAGAATCAATTGATGATCCACTAAGAAAATTGTATGTTGGCATTTATTTTTCTCCGTTTATATAATATTTGTTCTTCTCTTTACCAAGCTTGGATTTTTACCCCAATTAAATAATAATTACCAAAAGTCCCAACACCACCCCAACTAGAACCATTTATTGGTTGATAATTTTCTGCAAAAGGACGTACACTCCATGTTTCTTTACCAAAATATAATATATGATTTAAACTCACTCGACTTTTATCAAAACCCCAATCACTATTTTTCCATGCTTCTATTCCATGCCCAACTTCTGATGATAGATGCCATTTCTGTGTTAACCATAATGTGGCTTTACCTTCATATTGTAAATATTTAAATGATAAAGTGTAATCTGAATTTAATCTATATCTTGCTACTCTATCACCTATGACTGGTTCACCATGAGGCGGAACTAATGCTGTTGTAAATGATAATGTTGTGTTTTCTGTTAAAAAATTCCCAGCAAATACGATATTTGTTTTAATTAATACTAATATTAAAATAAATAGAATAATTTTTATTTTATATCTTGACATTTTTATTTCTCCTATTATATACTTTATTTATATTATTATTCTTACTACTTAATCTGTAATATATTAAGATTTTTCTGGATAAACCACTGTGTGAAGATTATCCAAATTATAATTTCTCCTCATCAGTTTGTACTCACCGTCCAACCCTTGGCAATCATATTTGTTTTAGCCGTCAAACCAGCCCCGGTAGGTGCTGCATTGCCGGCTCCGTTGATGATTATTTTTCCACCTGACACAGTTACGTCTCGGTCGAACGCGGTCAGAATTCCGTTGATGGCGACTTCAGTGAGTTGATTGTTTAAGGCGTTGAAGATGAATGTTTTATTTGGTACGCCGAAGTCTACTGCAATCCCGGTTAATTGGTTGTTGTGACACTGGAATTGTGTCAATGCGGTATTACTAGATAGGTCTGGAATACTGCCGGTGAGCTGGTTTATGTAGCAGTAAAAAACAGTCAGCGCAGGATTGCTCGATAGGTCAGGAATACTGCCGGTGAGCTGGTTGTTGTGACACTGGAATTGTGTCAATGCAGTATTACTAGATAGGTCTGGAATACTGCCGGTGAGCTGGTTTATGTAGCAGTAAAAAACAGTCAGCGCAGGATTGCTCGATAGGTCAGGAATACTGCCGGTGA